AACAGTGGCTCAGCCTAAAATGGAATGGAGGCTCAACCATGTCGGACAGATGGCTCAATCAGTCCAAGATTATTCATGTTTATGGCTCTTATGCCAGAGGTGATTATAATTCAAGTTCAGATGTTGATGTTATGATTCTGGTAAAAATGTCAGATAATGAGATTAAAAAAATAGAAAATCAGGTATATGATTTAGCATTTGATATAGAAATGGATACAGGAGTTGATATTTCGCCAATTATAAAAAATGAAGAGCAATATGAATATTGGTTAGATACGTTGCCATTTTATAAAAACATTCATGAAGAAGGGGTGATAGTGAATGGATAAGAAAAGAGATTTATCTATTTACCGAATGCAAAATGCAAAGGATACATTAGATACGGCAAAAATATGTATGGATGTTATGCATTAAAAACTCAACATGGAAGTCATTTAGTGGAAATGAAAAGAAGGATGAATCAGCAAGTGGCATCAAAAGGAATACAATTAGTAATAATTAGTAGACCTACAGCATATGGAGAATATGCACCTTATACATTTATTGAGAATGAAGAAGAATTTGAGAAATTAGTTGAAAAAATGAAATAACAAAAAGCTACCGCGGCAATTAAGGTTTCCGCAGATATTAAGAAATCACGACACTGGGAATAATTAAGATTCTGTAGACATTAATTAATCAGAATAAACCGAAAAATTCTAAACAAAATACCCATTAATAAATTTATTAAAGCTGTTGTTACTTAATATCTCCTTGGGAGTATTAATAGCAATGGCTTTTTATTGTAAAAATAGGTTGTATTTATCCTAGTTTATACATATAACAAAGAAAAAGAGAGAAATTAGATTATGGGAAAACAAGAAAACATAAAAATATTTGAAGATACAGAAACATTATGTAAAACAAATTCAAGCTTAAAACAATCGATCAAAAATTCAATATGTAACCAAAAACTAATTCTCCAAAATCAAAGAATAAATAGCAATAACCAAAAACGATATGAAAAACCTGCAAATATTATTGTATCAAAAAAGAGAACATTACAAGCAGCATCGGCATATAAAAATACTAAGACAGCGGTACATAATTTTGCTTCCGCAACTAATCCAGGTGGTGGAGTAAAAAGAGGATCTAATGCACAAGAAGAATGTCTGTGCAGATGTTCAGGACTATATGTTTGTTTAAGTACACAAACAATGTGGGATGGATTCTATTCTCCCCACAGACAAGCACATAATCCAATTTATAATGATGATATCATTTATACACCTGCAGTCACAGTATTTAAAACAGATACTGAACAACCAGAGATTATGGATGCATCTGATTGGTATAATGTAGATGTAATCACATGTGCAGCTCCGAATCTAAGAGTCAAAAATAATTATAATGGCAAGTCATCATATAATAATGCGAAAAAGATGACAAATGACGAATTATTAAAATTACATGAAAAGCGATTAAAAAGAATTTTGGATACAGCACTTTCAGAAGATGATGAAACGATAATTCTTGGGGCATTTGGATGTGGTGCATTTATGAATGATCCTCAGATTGTTGCTCAGGCAGCAAAAAATGTAATTCGAGAATACTTATATAGTTTCAAAAATATTGAATTTGCGGTGTATTGTTCTCCAAGAGATGATCGAAATTATAGAATTTTTGATAGAGTTTTGAAGAAATAGTGGGCATAGGACATTGATCACTGGGACATTAAGAAATCCAAACCAAACGATAGTTTGAAAATATTAAAATTTCCAGAAATATCAGATGAGTGGTTAGACTTTATTGCACAATGTAGAAGCGGAAAAACACATAATTATGATATTGTAGAAGGACCTATGGCAGATGATACAGTATGGAATTATGTAAATGATTTTCTTACAGGACGAATTAGTAGGAAACAATTTTGGATAAATCTTTTTCATTCATCGGACATCCAAAGATGGTTACGTGGCTTGAAATACTGTTAAGGTCCCGAACTTAAGTGCCCTGAGACATTAGATTAAATTTTGGAAAAAAGGCTGAATGCGAGAACTGCCCAGAAAGAATTAGAAAAACTAACACCATGGAATGAAGAAGTGCAAAGGATGTTTGCTAGAAAAATGGAGTAAAGTACTAGCATTCTATTATTCTAGCAACACCCTAAGATAAATCGCTTACCAATTATAGAGGAATAAAAAGATGGTAAAAGAACCAAAGAGTGAAAATCCTTAGGCATTAAAAAATCAAAGCATCGAAAGGTAAATTACGTGAAACGTGGATACAGAAATTTTGTAAAAATATACCGAAAGAAATTAGAGAATGTGTTCAAAATTGGATTAAAATATACAGTAGGGACTGTTTGTTATATCATTATAGATCGGGAACGGATCCGTGCTGAGGCTTTGCATTGCGAGTTGGTTCGTGGTGTTAGGCCTCTTTTTGGATCTAAAATTTATTATCGAACAATAGGTTATGTTTAGTTAATGGAGAGAATAGCACTATAAATGATGAATGAGCTTCATATGAAAAAAATGTTAGGTTTTTAGGATTCATCGATTTAGATTTTTTATGAAGTAAAATATGTGTAGATTTTTTTAAAAAATTATTGACGTGCGGAAAACCGTGTGGTATGGTCTTTTGAAGAAAGAGATTATTTTAAAGGCAAACCTGTTGAAAGGCAGGGGCGCAAAGCCAGAAGGGACTAAAGTCAGAAAGCTTGACCATGTCAGCCGGTTGCCACTGTTTCCATATCATCATAATATATGGAAAAGATGTATGAACAGAAGAGATTCCGATACCTTTTATACTATATAAATGTGTGATTTTAGAGAAATATAGTAGGGACACTGGCAGATTTTGGCAAGTGTCCTTTTTGCATGCAAAAATGGGTAACAAAACTAGCAGGGACAGGTTTTCTGTATACAGATAAAAGCAAGATGAAGAAGGCATAAAACGGAGAGAGGATTTTTATAAAATGAAAAATTATGAAGACAAAATATATTCTTTAGGTGAGACTGTAACGGGGCAGACACAGGCCATGTCACAGGCCGTACAGAAAACACTGGAAAATAATGGCGGGGTAGGTATAATGACAGGATCTTATGACCAAAACCTGTCTATTTTGTCTGTGAATAATCTGCTGTTGCATAGTACAGGATATACATTCGACACTTTCATGGAACAGACAAAAGGCTCATTGAGAAACTTCTTTTATGACGAGGAAGATATACTGGAGCGAGACCGTTTTTTGCAGCTTCACGGAACAGGGAAGCACAGATTCTTGCAGCAGACGGTACAGTGAATAATGTACGGCTTTGTAAAGAGGATGCGACAGATGAGGCGGGCAGACAGATCTGGGTTATGTCCGTACAGGTCAACTGGGATCATGTAAATTTGGCACTGCTCAATGAGGCTATCTATTCCGGCTTCTGGTATTTTGACTGTGACGAAAACAGTGAGATTGTGAATGCAAACTGGAGTCATGAATTCCGAAAAATGCTCGGCTATCATGATACTCTGGACTTTCCGAATAAACTGGAATCCTGGTCAGATCTTCTGCATCCACAGGATAAAGAAAGAGTAATGATGCAGCTTCAGGCGGCAATTAAGGATAAGACGAACCAGATAAAATACCAGGTAGAGTATCGTATGAAAATGAAGGATAATCAATACCAGTGGTTTCGGGCATCGGCAGAAGTAATACGCCGTCTGGATGGTTCTGCCAGCAGGATTGCCGGGATTTTTATTAACATTGATGCGGAGAAAAAAGAAATCATGCAGGCACAAAAATCTGCTGCTTTCCACCGGGCTTTTACGAAAGCAGATCTGTGCGAGTATTATGTGAATCTGGAAGCGAATACTTTTGATACCTTTAAGGTTGAACCGTCCCTGATGACAGTTTTTGAACAGAGTCGTACATGGGATGAACTGATCCGACATTTTGTGGATTCCTATGTTGTGGAGACAGATAAGAAGGCGGTATCCTCTTTTTACGACCGTGGTTATATTGCAGAAAGGCTGAAGGGTCTGGAAACCGAATTGGCTTTAGAGTGCCGTATCACTCTGAATGGAGAAGAACGATGGGTCCGCAATGTGGTCATACGTGGCGAAATAGAGGATTCAGAATATGCCATGATCTTTCTGCGTGATATCACAGAGGCAAAGGTGGAGAGTGCGCGGCATCTGCAGATGGCAGCGGATAATGCTTCCATGGAGCAGCTGATTCAGAGTATTGTGCGTCTGGTTGACCGCTTTGTTGTCTGTGATCTGGAAAATGACAGATATGAATTCTACAATCTGAATGGACAGATGATATATAAACCTCTGGGATTTTATCATGATTTTCAGATGCAGGTTCTTGAAAAATATAAGACACTGGAACCATTGGAAGCTATAGATATCCTGATAGCCCCGGATAATATTCGGAAAAAACTGAAAAGTGAAAATGATATTTATAAGTTTGAGTATTGCAGCATGGATGAAAAGACTTATAAAATCGCTTCTTATATTCCTTTGGAATGGAAGAATGGAAAGCTGGAAAAGGTATTGCTGGCATCCATGGATGTGACACAGGAGAAGAAAGCAGAGATTGAATCCCGTCAGGCACTGAAAGAGGCTTATCGGTCTGCAGAAAACGCAAATCGTGCGAAAACAGAATTCCTTTCCAATATGTCCCATGATATCCGGACACCAATGAATGCCATTGTGGGTCTGACGGCAATAGCAGGAGCAAATATTGAGAGTCAGGACAGAGTTATTGAATGTCTCAGCAAGATTACAGAATCAAGCCGTCATCTGCTGGGGCTGATCAATGAAGTATTGGATATGGCACGTATTGAAAGTGGAAAAATGACACTGGCACAGGAAGATTTCAATCTGTCAGATCTGGTAGATAATCTTATTACAATTACGAAACCGGTGCTTGATGAACATAAACATAATTTTGATATACACATCAATCATATTGAACATGAGGCTGTCTGTGGTGACAGCTTGAGGATTCAGCAGGTATTTGTGAATCTGATGAGTAATGCAATCAAGTATACACCGGATGGTGGAAATATTACTTTTTCGATAGAGGAAAAGCCAAATGGATTTTCAGAACTTGGATGCTATGAATTTACGATTGAGGATAATGGAATCGGTATGTCACCGGAATTCCAGAAAATCATGTTTGATCCGTTCAGCCGCGCGGATGACCACCGGACAACCAGAGTCCAGGGAACTGGTCTGGGAATGGCAATCAGCAGAAATATTGTGAACCTGATGAATGGCACTATTAAAGTGGACAGTACCTTGCACAAGGGAACTAAAATCACAGTAACAATTTATCTGGAGCTTCAGGAAAAAGAAAAAGAACAGGACAGAGATCTGATGAATCTGCCGGTTCTGGTTGTGGATGATGATAGGACATGCTGTGAAAGTACAGTTGCAACATTAAATGAAATCGGTATTATGGGTGAATGGGTTCTCTCTGGCAGGGAAGCCATTGAGTGCTGTTATGCACGGCATGAGTTGAAAGATGATTACTTTGCTGTTATTTTAGACTGGAAGATGCCGGATATGGATGGCATAGAAACAGCCAGACAGATCCGGAAGCGGATAGGTAAAGAAATCACCATCATTGTACTGACATCCTATGAATTCAGCGAGATTGAAGAAGAAGCAAAGGCGGCGGGCATAGATGCTTTTATTGCAAAACCGCTGTTCCGTTCCCGGCTGACGGCAACACTACGGCAGTTTACTTCAGGCAGAAAAGAAAAAACAGCAAGAAATTATCTGGAGAAGTTGTCAGAATCAGACTACACAGGAAAAAGGATTCTGCTGGTTGAGGATAATGAGTTGAACAGAGAAATTGCTGGTGAAATTTTGCAGATGACAGGTGCAAAAGTGGAAACGGCAAAAAATGGGAAAATCGCAGTTGAGAAAGTGGAAGCTTCTCCGAAAGATTTGTATGATCTTATTTTTATGGATATCCAAATGCCTGTTATGAATGGTTATGAGGCAACAGCGGCAATCAGGAGTCTTTCGGGTGAAAAGGGAAAACTGCCTATTGTTGCCATGACTGCCAATGCTTTTGCAGAAGATGTACAGCTGGCCAAAAATACAGGCATGAATGGACATATCGCGAAACCGCTGGATATGAATAAGCTGAATGATGTTCTGGAAAACTGGCTGTAATTGATTTCCGAAGCAACCGCAGTCCATGGCAGTTTTGGTTTTTATAACCGTGCTGATCGTGCTGCTTCTTATCCTGACTGTAATGGTACATATGAGGAACAGTACTATTAAATAAAACCGATGACGAATATCTATATTACATGTTATGTTTTTATACAGGAGATTTTGAAACAGTCAGACGTGTATCAATTAATCCACAAGGATCATTAGGATGGAGTACATCTTTTATCCAATATGGACTTCGAGCAATAGGATATTTACGATTAGTTCTTTATACAAAGAAGAATCCTGAGTAGTAAAAATTTACTCAGGATTCTTTTACATAAAACTTAAGCTCTTTTTATTGGAACCCGAAATGAAATGATCCGAGGTGTTTCTATTTGTTCAAATTTGATCATATATGCATTTCGATCAGAAAGGATGGATTTAATCCTACCTTGTCCAAAGACATTATGAATGATCTTATCACCAACCTGAAAAGTTTGTTCAGCGACATAACCATCTAAATAGCGATTACTGTAATGAATGTAATTTTTGGTTTCTGCGATCAGAGTATCTTCTGGTTTTTTAACGTATTCTAAAAATTTTTGATCGATATCTAAAATAAATCTAGATGGGTAACGGGTTGATCCATCAAAATTTTTTCCGTGCGATTCACTTAAAAATAAACTTTTCATGGCACGTGACATTGCAACAAATGCAAGACGACGTTCCTCTTCCATTCCCTCAATTGTAGAGGTTTTCTTGGAAGGAAAAATTCCTTCATTTAATGCACATAGGAATACGTGTGGGAATTCCAATCCTTTTGCAGCATGAACGGTCATCAATTTTACTTTGTCAGAATCATCAGTAACATCACTATTCGTAAATAGGGCAATATGATCAAGATAATCAGGTAGCAGAGCTTCCTCGCCACAAGATATTTCATAATCATAAACAGCTTGTTTTAATTCAGCCAGATTATCAAGACGTTCCTGATTTCCAGTAGTTCGAAGCATTTCTTCATAACCACTTCGATCCAAAATATCAGATAAAACTTCAGAAATTGTTCGTTGCTCATAAGTCACTGAAAAAGCATCGATCAATGAGATAAAATCTTTTGCATCTGTTCCTTTAAAAATTGGATCTTCCACACATTCTTTTAATGCCTCATAAAAAGAACAGTGATGAGCATTTACATATGCTTGAAGAAATTCCATTCGTTTTTTACCGATATTTCGTTTTGGAACATTCACAATCCTTAAAAAAGAGAGATCATCTTTGTATGTGATCATACGCAGATAAGACAGTGCGTCTTTTACTTCCATTCGCTCAAAAAATTGAATTCCACTATAGATGCTATATGGGATTTTCTTTTTTAACAATGTCTCTTCCAAGGTTCGGGTAACGTAATGAGCACGATAAAGAATCGTGATATCCTTATATGAGATATCTTTTTTATGTAATTTTATGATCTGATCTGCGATCCAATCAGATTCCTCTTCTGAAGTATCTCCGTGATAATAAAGCACTGAATTTTTGCTATGACACATTGGCAGAAGGTCCTTTTTCATACGATTTTTATTCTTATCGATCAGTGAATTGCATACCGATAAGATCTGAGGAGTAGAACGATAATTTTCATTCATCATGATCGTTTTGACATCAGGGAAAGCTTTGTCAAAATTAAGGAGATAGTTGATATCTGCACCGCGCCAGGAATAGATTGTCTGATCTGGGTCTCCTACAATAAAGAGGTTTTTATGATATCCGCATAAGACTTTCATTAATTGATATTGAATCTTATCAATATCCTGGAACTCATCGATCATGATGTATTCCAGACGTTTCTGCCATTTTAAACGGATCTCTTTATTCTTTTCAAAAATATAAAGAGAAAATTTCAAAAGATCGTTGTAATCGAGACCAAAACATTTCTTCTCCTGATATAAATATCCATAAAAAATGATATCATTCACATCGGTAGCCCTCAAATATTTTTGCCGTAATGTATCAAGGGACATTGTGATCAGATCAAGATAATAATTAGGATATCGTTCTAATTTATACATCTCGATCATATCTCTTGCCTTTGAAAATGTCTTATGACGAAGTGTAAGTCCGCGTTCCTCATAAATGATCTTTAACATAGAATCAATATCCTGATTGTCTAAAACAAGAAAATTCTTTGGATATTGTACGGCATGGGAGTCTTCCTGTAGAATGGATACACAAAATCCATGGAAGGTATTAATATAACCAGTATCGTTATCAGCAATGAGATTATGAATCCGATGTCTCATTTCGTTAGCAGCTTTGTTTGTGAAAGTAACACAAAGGATATTGCCTGGCAAAATTCCAATTTCGTTAACCAAAAAGGCAAATCTGTGAGATAACGCTCTGGTTTTTCCAGAACCGGCCCCTGCGATCACTCGGATAAAACCTTCTGTAGATGTAACAGCTTCTAGTTGTGCCTGGTTTAATTGGCATAATAATTGATCCAAAATAAAATTCCTCCCGTATATATGTTCGATTAATCCTATTATAACGAAATGACAGCAGAAAGACAAGGCTCTATCAAACGTCATAATTTGAATAGACGTTTGATAGAGCTTTTACATAAAAACCTCTTTCTTTCGCAACTGTTTGCATTAAAAAAAGGAATGGTTATGTAAAAAATTGCACTTGCATTAAAACAGTATTGCAGATAACATAAGGATAGTAATAATAATTGCATTAGAACACGCAAAAATGAAGAAACTGATAATAAAAGCAAAAAGGAGTCTTCTATGGATTATCAATCATACCTATCTCACAATGTAGCTGTCAACCTAAAAAGAATTCGAACTTCCAAGGGCATGAGTCTTGATGTACTATCAGAACAAACGGGTTATAGTGTGTTAGTAAACGTTTAGACAAACGAAAGACTTGTAACGTGTCCATTATCATCGAGAACCATTTCTTTTATAATGGATTGCCAAAAAGTACGCTTTTCTGTGCGATCCATAGTGTTGTAAGTGGAAAGAAAATCATTATCAAGAATACGATGAACGGCGGCGAAGTCCGGCGGCGTTTCTTCTTTTTGCGAGGTACTTAGTTCGGAAAGAGCGGAAGAATACATAATATAATCCCGTTTATAGTCCTCCAGATCAATCAATTCGTTCAAATATAAATCTTTCAATTTAGATAGCTTGCGTTTTAAAGAAGCTTTTTGTTTGGCGGATGGTTCAAGTTTCTTTTTTGCTAGTTTGACGCTCCAGGCGACTTCACATTCTGATAATTTACTTTTAAGATTTTCAAGTAACCATTTTTCGATCAAACGTTCGTTTGTGATTTTTCCATATGAACAATCTTTACGGATAAAATGACGGTTACAACGATAATAGTACCGTGTATTTGTTCCGGCAGCTTGCCCAGAAAGTCTACACCCACAGACTGGGCATTTTAAAATAGATGTAAAAATATAAACTCGTTTTGTTGGGACGACCTTAATTCTTTTATCAAAAATACTCTGCACACGGTTAAACTGATCGACTGATATAATAGGATCACAAAAATGATCATTGTAACGCCCGTTACTGTCATACACACCAATTAAAAGTTTGTTTTTAAATACCCTTTTAAGCATGTTAATATCCCAATTAATGCCATATTTATTGCGAATATATCGAACTGTTCCGTTTTGCGTCATATCTTTTTCAAAATAATCAATAGCATCACGGACGATTGCTGCCCGTTCTTCGTTCACAACAAGCTTTTTATCCTTTACATCCAACCAAAATGGAGAAAAACCGGATAATACGGTGCCGTGTTGTATTTTGGAATCAAACACAACGCTAATACGTTCAGAACAGATATCAGATTCGTTCTGAGCGATGGAAAGCTTCACGTTAATGTACAAACGCCCGTTCGCAGTCGTCGTGTCATAATCTTCGTCGGACGTTACCCATCCGCAGTTATGAGCGTTTAAAACATCCATGACTTTATAATAGTCCGCTACGGATCGAAACCAACGATCAAGACGGCAGAAGACAAGGATATCATATTGATCCTTTTTTACACCGTCAATCATGTGCTGGAATTCGACACGCTTTCTAATATTCTTCCTGGCAGTCTTAGCGGCATCAATAAAAACGCCGCAGATCAGCCAACCGCGTTCCTTGCAAAAATCCCGCAGTCGTTCTTCCTGGGCTTCCAAAGATAGCCCCTTGATTTTTTGTTCTTCGCCGGACACACGTATATATAACGCTGCACGGACAAGAGTTGTTTCAGATTTAGCTTTTTTCATTTGAACCACCTAATTTCCTTTTATTTCCCACTGTTTTATGCTAAAATAAAAAATGCAGTGGGGTTTGTATCTGATTTCACTTGCGCTAGTTTGCCCCGACCGTGTTGCAGCACGGCGGGGACTTTTTATATAAATATTTATGCTTTTTTGAACACGGTCTGCAGATCGTGTTCTTTTTATGTTCTAAAACGATCATAAACTTAAAAAAATGTACAAAAATAACAGCGAAATAATGTATCTGATTTCACTTGCACCAGTTTGCCCCGTTCGTGTTGCAGCACATAAGGGGGAGATTTATTGCTTGTAGTCTTATCTGTGCGTATAAATTGTGTTATTTTACAGTAACTTTGAAGTCGCTGTATTCAGTTGTAAAATTACCGTCAACAACGTTAGATAAAACGATCTGACACTTACCAGGTTTCATTGCTGGAAATACCAGGATTCCGCTAGAAGTAACCCCGCCGGAAATGTCGTAATCAAGTTGTTCGTAGTTTCCTTCGGTAGAAGACATGCTGGACTGATCTTGCGTGATCTGTTTACCGTCTTTGATGATCTTAATACCAGAAGTATCAAGTGTTGCGTTAACGTTTAATTTATTCTTAAAAGAAACATATACACGAGTTTCTTTCTTGGCGTATTCAATCTTATGCACTGTAAAAGTAAGCTTGCCTTGTTTTGCGGAAGATTCAACCTTAACAGTTTTAAGGGATGGAGCCACAACGTCAATATAACTGGATTTTTTAACAGTAGCGTTAGAAATTGTAGGTCCTTTTACTTCGCCGCCGAGTGCGTTCTTACCGGAGTATTCGCCCTCGATCTTCCCGTCGACGGTTACATAATCGCCATCGGATAGATCAGTAGATTTTGTTACAGCGATAAAAGTATGATTCATATTTTCTGGATCTTGATAGATCTGTAAATATGTTCCGTCGTCTTCCTTTTCCGGAGCAACGAAGATCTTACCAGAAAGCTTTACATATTTTCCCTTGTAATCGTCTGGAGACGAGAACATAGCAGAGATTTTGGAATCTTTGATATATTCTTTTTCTTTCTTCTTGGATGAATCTTTTCCACTACCACCACAGGCAGCAACAGAAACAGTTAATAAGGTGCATAAAATAACAGATAAAAATTTTTTCATGATTTACTCTCCTAGTATGGTTATTTATGCACAGATAAGAGCTATTTCATCACATCAAACAGCAATGAAAAAATTCCAGAAAATACCTTAAAAATGTAGGATTTTCCATGGAATATATTACCGCTAGATAAAGCATGTATACATATATTAAAATGTCACAGCGCCCAACCTTTAAACAAAGGAGATGGGGATATGAGTAAGAAATATATACATTACATAGAAAAACGAGTATACGCGATTTATTACCGCAAAAACAACACGATTTACTATAATTTAGACTTCATCGAAGGGGCACAATTAATCTTACTGTATTGATGTAAATATCAAATAACAGTCTAACGAAGAGGGTTGGGTGCAACTTTGACACTCAACCCGTCGCCAGAATGAAAATTAACTAACTTCACTATCGGATTCCTCGACTGGCGGGAATCTTTTTTCTAATTCTTCCGGAGTATCCGGAACAGAATCGAAAAGATCATCGTTATTATCAGAAGCTTCGTTATTAAGCAAACGATTTTTAAAATGATCGATCACAGCTTTACGCAGATCGGGATCAAGTTCGAAATATGCTTTCATGATCTCAAGTTCGAGATCAGTTGCATGATTCTGTTTTACAAAATCGTCAAGACTGAAAGTTTGTTCCTCAACATACATTGATCCAGAACCATATCTGATCCATTCTTCACTTAAATTAAAAGCTAAACAAAGAGATTTTATTGTTGGATCAGTAACAGTTCCGCCGGCACGTTCAAAAGTGCTAACGCTTCTTTGCTTCATTCCGAGATGTTCAGCGAAAACACTTTGACTCATTCCGAGAACTTCTTTTCTAAAATAACGAATACGTTCGTTGATTGTCATTAAATCACCTCACTTTCTTTTTATAAGTTTATAATAGCTTAGAACACTAAAAAAGTCAACAAAAATTAGAAAAAATTATTGACAAATAGCTTAGAACTCTGTATTATATAATTGTAATCAGCTTAGAACACTAAAAACAAAGAAGAGGAGAATCGAAAATGAAAGCAGTTAACATGAAAAATTACGAATTCAAAAAAGAATCAACAACATCTATTTATATGGGATATGGAATCCTGGACGAAGAAACAAACACTTTTGTTTCTTTAGACGGAGTACATCCATATGTACTATGCAAGAAAAGCACAGCGCAGACATGTATCAACGGGGCATTAGACTTGGAAACATGCGAACGCGTACCAGTACCGGTACAGTAACAACCACGCCCGGAGTGATCCGGGCGAACCAAACAAAAGGAAGGAGAAAGAACCATGACAGAAACAATCTTAAGAAAAGAAAACAAAGGCGAAGCAGAAGCAATGGTTAAATTCCTGGAAGAGATCGGGAAAGACAACCAGAAAGAATTCTTAATTTTCATGCAAGGCGTGAAATTAGGAAGAAGCTTAAACAGTAGCAACCAGAAAGGGGCTTAAGAAAAGCCCCTCGATAAAAGAAGTGATACCAGAAAGGAGAATCGAAAATGATAGCAACAAAGGACCAGGAAAGAAAAGCGCTCGAAGAAATTAGAAAGATCGTCGATAATTTAGGCGAGAACAGTTATGTAGGTGCAGCAATGGAAGGCGTTTTGGAACTTGCCGAGGACAATATCGAGAATGACTTCGTACAGAGCATGAAAGAAAGTGTTGAGACAGCAGAAAAAAGAGCACATGAACTGGAAGAAGAAAACGAACGTTTAAAAGCAACGAAGGAAAAACTGGAAGAAGCAAGGGCGTGTATACTTCCGGAAGAAGTAAGACAGAAATTTTATGGAATTGCGTTTGACAAAAAATACAAAGCACAAGCAGAAGCAATGACGGCAGCAGAAAGAATGACAGAAGCAGTTGAATGTGGAGAAAATGCCAGACCGGATGCGATCAGATACAGAGAAATGACGGAAGAAGTAAAAGAATGGAAAGATATTATTAAGCTACTTGATAATATTGCAAGAAAACAGGCAGGAAGATAGCGCATGAAGGAAGAACACGAAGAACTAACAGTAACGGACATTTTTGAACAGATCAAACACGAAATCTGTGACGATTTTTGTAAATATCCAGGGCTTGTACAAAATCAAGACGATTTATATAAAGAAAATGGACCATGTTCGAAATGTCCGTTAAACAAATTGTAAAGTGATCTAAAAGGAGAATCAAAGAATGAAAGCAAATAACAAGAAAAAAGAAATGAGATTAAATGAAACAAAGTTATACGTTTATGCAGGGATGATTACGGCAGTCTTAATGATTGCAACAAAGCATCCAACGCTTGCAGTCATGATGATATTATGGGCAATCGTTATGGGAGTGATCGGAGAATAAGGAGGGCAAACAAATGTTTGAAGGTGCAAAAGTGGAAGGAACGTTTGATCCGCAGCATATTTATAACGTACTGGCAAGAATCCTATCAGACCGGGAGGGTGTGGAGATCACGGCGAAAGTAAAGCCGAAGGAAGAAACCACGGCAGCAGGTACAGAAGTGAAGGAGACAGCGTGACAAAAAAAGACAATAAAAAAAGCGTTATATCTAACCACAAAGGATAAGTTAGATATAACGCCGACCAACCTAAAAGGCTAATCGAATAATAAAAGCAATATTATTGTATCATATGAGCGGTTAGCGGTCAACAAAAACAGCGAAATAAAGACGTTTGAAATGACTTTTTAACGGCTTGTATGGGGTATTAACATTCTAACGATAACAAATGATTATATAGATACCTAAGAGACAGAGAGGAAGGACCGCAACAGATAGACATGATACAGAAGGAGGGTATAAATGTTTATCAGAGAAAAAAAGATTAGTTGCGGTAAGTACACCGAGATTGACATAATACCAAGAACAGAAACTGCAGAACAGGCAAGTAGAGGGAAGAGGGGAAAGAGAAGAAAAGCAAAGAAGCCGAAGCAAACGGATCTGAATGACAAAAACGCAAAACGCTATCTTGTACAGTTAGGAAACGGGAACTTCGGAAGAAATGACATACATCTAACGTTAACCTATGACGCGAAGCATCTACCCGATACGGTAGAAGAAGCAGAAAGAACGGTAACGAATTACTTAAGGCGTGTAGCGTATAGACGTAAAAAGCTGGAATTAGAGCCGTTAAAGTACATATTAGTTACAGAGTATAAGTTCACCAGGAATGGGGAACAGATTAAAAGAATACACCACCACATCATAATGAACGGTGGACAGGACAGGGAAGAAGTCGAGAGGATGTGGACGTGCGACAGGATCAACTGGAAGAAGTACCAGGAAAGCCGGGAATATAGAAGCAGCATTAAGGCGATCGGATACGCAAACGCTGATCGCTTGCAATTAAACGAAAACGGAATCGAAGCACTATGCAAGTACATCGTAAAAGATCCACAGGGAAAGAAGCGATTTAGTAGCAGCAGAAACCTAGAACGACCAGACACAGAACGCAGAGACGGACCAGACAACAACCCACGCGTAGAAGTCTTAAGAAGATGGAAGGGCAGAAGATTAAACGACGTTTTCGAAAAATGCAATGATTACAAGTATAGCAAGAAGAAGGTTGAACAATTGGCAAAATCCAATGATTGCGGACTTGAAGAATTTAGAAAGATTTACAAGGGATACAACATAACAGAAGTTACGCCAGTCTATTACAAAGATACAGGGTGGCACATCTATTTGAAGATGTGGGAGAAAGACGAACCAAAGAAAAAGACAACCAGGAAGGGGAAAAGATGAATCTAAAAGAAATGGTTAACACAATGATGCCAAGCGATCGGCTGATTGTTAAAGATACATACGGAGAGGAGCTATACCGGGGATATGCTGCAAATTATGACAATACACAGCAGCAGGCACTAAGAGCGGTACAATGCCACCAGATATCCGTCGATATTACTAAGCGGATGCCAGAACAGAAGCTGACAAAAAGACGACCGCAGGGCGAACCAGTACCAGAAGGGAGAGTGCATGAATATAAATTTAAAGATTTAGACATGAAGATCTACACAAAAATTACAATAGCATAAACAACTAGCGCAGGAAGGAAGAAAGAAACATGAAAATGATAATGCTACAAATGAATCCGCAGAACTGGAAGCAGGTACTAAAAGGCAAGAAGGTAATGCAGATCAACAAACGAAGACCAAAGGAAGAACCGCCGTATTGCATCCTGGTATGCTTAAAAGGTAAAGGTGTAGTAGGACAATTTACGTGTAACGAGATTATCGAAATGCTGGACAGCGAAGACGTTACGGCAGAGCCTAAAAAGGTATATGGGTTAAAGATCAGTGATCCGATCGAGTACGCAAATGTACACCCATACACGATGTATAAGACCACAGCGCCGGCAAGATGGAAGTATTATACAGGGCTGTACGTGCCGGATCTAATAACTATCAACAATTTAGCCACAAGGTGTGGATACTTTTACAACGCTAAAACAATGCTAGGAATCGACCAGAACTACGGTTATAACTGCAATCATCCATATCAAAAGGATACGAAAGAAAACGGCGTAGGAAACTGTAAAGCGGAGAACTGTCCACTAAAGAACGTACTGCAAGCGACATGGGAAGATTGCGAGAGATACGGAGTTGAATATATGCACAATGAATATATGCTAGTGTGGTATTGAAGGAGAAAAGATGTGTACACAGTAAACCAAAGTTATGGGAAAATTATTGATCTAAAAGATGTATTAATCATACATGCGACAGAACATGGAGATATAATTGCAAAGTTTAAAAACGGAGAGGAAAAAGTACTTGCAAGTTATGAAAGTGAAAAAGATCAAAGAAAAGCAATCAAAAAACTAAGTGAAGCATATGGAAAAACGGAAATGTTTCATTTTCCGTATGAATCAGATCTTGAAAAGGAGCGTGATATATGACAATGAGAAGAAAGAAAAAACGAAAATATTACTATTACATAAGCAAATTAAAGCGCTACGCAATCAACGCCATAAAATTTGCGATTGAAATTCTATGGATTTTAGCCACGGCAAGGATAGTAATTTTGGCGATCATGTACAGTGCTGTATCTAGCAAGATCGTATCCGAAACGATCATAATTAATTCAATCATCACGATTAAGGCAAGCATTGAACAAATACGAATAGACAAGGAAAAGAAAGCCGAACATTTCAGATTGTTTGAACAACAGATCGCTTTAATGATTTATTACTTCCAAGGATGCGGGCAAATGACGCCGAGAGAATCACAGAAATTAATAAAGATCGTAAAACTGGCAGCAGATAATAACGGATGGAGAAAACAGAAAGAAGCAGATAAAGAAGAATCCGAAGACGAAGAACAAGAAAACAAAGAAACAGATACAAACCAGGAGGAAACAAAATGAAGCATGAAAATGTGATTGTAGTAGACAGATACGGAAACGAAAACTATATGGTAAAATTCACGCCAAACAAAGAGAACCCGGAGCCAATGTTCAGGATTGGCGACAAGATCGCAAAGGCGGTATACATTTCAAAATATTTAAACGCAGACAAGAACGGCGTACCGTGTTCGATTCCAGGGTGTGATCCGATGCGCCGTATAAGTTTCAAAAATGCAGAGAAGAAATGCAGAGACAAAGGCGAAGGTTGGCACATGCTGACGAATACAGAATGGATGCACTTATATAACGAGAGTGTGAAAAACGGCACGATTCCACACGGTAATACAAACTATGGATATTATGGAAAAAATACAAATGAAAGCGGGATCAATGTAAACGGAAGCGGCGCAACATTAACAGGAACAGGACCCGCTACTTGGTATCACGATCACACACTTGACGGCGTGGCAGATCTTTGCGGGAACGTTTGGGAAATGGTTACAGGATTAAGATTGCAAAATGGAGAGATTCAGTATATCGAAAACAACGACGCAGCAGTTTGTGATGCTGGCGAAGATAGCATGAAATGGGAGACGATCACAGTAGACGGCAAGAAGATTTGCTTTTCTGTGAACAACGAAAAAAATAAGATCACGATCAGAAAAGGAACAAAGCACACCGGATGGAACGGAATAGCTTATAAAGATTTAAAGATCAAGAAAAGCGTCATGGCAGCAGCAGGAGAAAAACTTAGAGAAATCGGGATTGTTCCAGACGATTACAAAAACGAAGACGCTTATATTTGGATTGATACAGAGTTAACCGAAGCAATAGCGTTTCGTGGTTCGAGCTTCTACGACTCCAGCGGCGGTGGCGTTGCGTCGCTGCGTCTGGGCCGCACGCGCACGGATGGCTACGACTGCCTAGGCTTCCGGTCCGCTTATGTAGAACTGGAAACTGGCAACGGTAAAACTGGCAAGGCTGCGGAAGCAGACGGGAAGGAAACAGCCGAATGAGATACGCATACATGAACAGAAAGAGAAGCGAAGCAACAGAACAAGAACGGGTAGTGAATTATTGCAGATACAACGAAATGAGATACCCGGAGTTAAAGTTATTGCATCACATCCCGAACGGAGGGCGCAGAGATAAAAAAGAAGCTGCAAGACTAAAGGCACAAGGTGTAAAGGCAGGTGTACCGGATTTGTTTCTTCCGGTACCGCGCCAGGGCTTCTATGGCTTATACATAGAAATGAAGTACGGAGAGAACAAAACGACACAAAGCCAACGTTTCTGGTTAGAAGAATTAAAGAAACAAGGGTTTAAAACGATCGTATGCTATGGAGCAGATGCAGCGATAAAAGAAATTGACGAGTACATGAGCATTGAGAAGATAGGCGTATAAATGGCAAAGAAACACTATACGGGCAAGATCGTAATAAAAAGAGAGTACAAGACAGTTAATGTGATGCAGGAACAACTAAAAACAATGAATAAAATTGTTAAAAAGATAAACGAGCGCAAGAAAGAAAAAGAGAACTAGCAAAAAAAAGAAACAAATACAAACAACCGGAGGATAAGAAAAAATGAAAACATTATCAATTATTAATTTAAAAGGCGGAGTTGCAAAAACAATATCCAGCGTAAATATGGCGCACGTCATGGCAGCAGTACACGGTTACAAAGTGTTATTAATCGACAACGACAAGCAAGGGAACGCAAGCAAAATCATGAACCGACACAGCTACAAAAAGCCGGGAATCGCCGAGATTATGACAAAAAGACATATCGACATGGAACAGATCATCCAGGAAACGGACTACCCGAATTTAGATATTGTTACGGCAAACATGAATTTGCTTAGTGCAAACCTGGAGGTTATGTTAGATCAGCAAAGACCACAGCAGATACGGATCAAGAAAGCACTAGACCAGATAAGCAGTAAATACGATTATTGCGTTATTGACAACGCACCGGACATTAATATAAGCACGATCAACGCACTTGTGGCGTCGGATGATGTTATGATTCCGATCACAATTGATGATTTTGCACTGGACGGACTGGAAGAACTAAAAGAACAGATCAACAATACAAAAGAGGATCTAAACCCGTCACTGAATTTTGCGGGATGTTTTATAACACAGTACGACAGACAGAACGAAGCAGACGTGCAGGGCGAGGAATTTTTAAACACATTAGAATATCCGGTATTTTCTACCCACATTAGAAGAACACCAAAAATGAAGCCGTCTACGTTCGCGAGAAAGCCAATTCTTGAATACTCTAACCGATGCGGAGCAGCGATCGACTATAAGAAACTGGTAGAAGAATACATAAGCAAGACAAAGGGGGAGTAGAAGATGGCGGAAAAATTCAATCTTATGCAGATGTTAAGCGAGAGATCGAAGAAAGAAGCTGACGAAACGACGCAGAAAGAGGACGAATTGACAAACGAAAAAATGATAATGATAGACGTAGAAGACCTGGTAGAATCCAAAGATAATTTTTACCATGTTGACACAAAACTAAAAGCATCAATCGAATATGCGGGAATCTTACAGCCTTTACTTGTAAAGGAATTAGAAGACCAGGAAGGAAAATATTTGGTACTTGCCGGGCATAACAGACGCCTGGCAGTGCTAGAACTCTTAAAAGAGGGAAAAGAACGATTTAGAAAAGTACCGTGTGTACTAAAAGAAAAGACACTAGAAGACAAGGTAGCGCTAATTATGGCGAACAGATTCCGAGATAAGACAGACTGGGAGCGAATGAACGAAGCGTTAGAGACAGAAGAAATGGCAAAAGAGTTAAAAGAAAAGCTAAATTTACCAGGGAAAACAAGAGCGATCTTATCAGAGCTTGTAGGAGTATCAGAAACGCAGTTAGGACGTTACAAAGCAACGTACAATAATTTGATACCAGAATTAATAGAAGCACTAAAACAGGACAAAGCACCATTTAACGTTTTGTACGAAGTAAGCACATTACCGGAGCAATGGCAAAGGGCAGCGCTTGATACATTACGATGGGAAAACGAATTGACGTTACAGGATGTAAGAGAATTAAAGAGACAAGAAAAAGAACGCCGGCAGATTCCAGGGCAGCAAGATCTTGAATTTGAAGAACCTGGAGAAGCAAACGGATCAGAGGCAGCAGAAGAACAAACGGAAGAAAATCTGCAGGAAGATGATTACCAGGAACGGGAAGAATACGAACAGGACGAAGAAGAAAAAGCAGAAGGATCAATGCACGATTTATACAGCGCATTACAGGCGTTTGCGGAAAAAGTGCAAAAAAAGATAGAGAGATCGCCGGAGATCATCGAAGCAACAGAAGAAGCGTTAGAAAATTTTATGACATATTACTGGGGAATGAATAACAATGGCGGAACACTGGACGGATCAAACGGGTTCGAAGGATGGTACGAAGCAACAAAAGAAAAAATACAGATCAACGATGAAGAGTTTCATATGATCGCAGAAATGACATGGAAGAAAGCAGCAGCAACGCTTTTAGATATGATCGACTTTGATAAAGCAAACTATGGAAAGAATGAACAGAATAACGAAACGGTAGAGATCCTACAGACGAACAAGGCAGCAGAACCGGAAAAAAGCGAATTAGATACAAGGCATAAGATCAAGATCGCCGGGAGTGTATTTGAAGACGTAAGGGACGGCGTAAAACCGTTTGAACTATTAAAAAATGATAGAGATTACAAGATAGGACAAATTATTCTATTTAGAGAAATGGTAGACGGAGAGCCAACAGGAAGAGAGACAGAAAAAGAAATAAGCTATGTGACAAAAGGCTATGCAGGACTAAAAGAAGGATATTGCATCTTAGGACTGAAAGACACAGAAGGAGCATGGTAGGCATGACACTAATAACGATCATAGTCACAATGGGGACAATATTCGCAAGTCTAACGATCTGTTTAATGCGATTATTCCTGGCAATAATAAAACAGGTTGTAAGCGTATTTGAAAAATAAAGGAAGTGTGAATGATGAAAATACAGAGAGATATACAAATAGATGCAATCAAGAAAAGAGAGCTTTTCAAAGTGACGAAGTATGAAGGATACGCACTCATAACGGACGGCATTTATGGCGTATATGTGAATGATGAAGATTTGTTATTGAATCCAGATAAATTTAACGACGTAGCGGACAAAGAAAGTTTTGACCGCTACGAAATGGAAGATAGCGAGGGCGTGAAAGTCCTAAATGAAGCGATCACACTAGAAAGAGAGACAGCAAACGCCGTAATTAATTATAAAAAAGAAAAGTGGTGGATATGGAACAAGACGATTAAGAAATTCGGTAAGAAAGCACAATACGAGATTAAACGAAAGATAATAGAGAAAAAAGGAAAACAAGAAGAAAGCGTGATCGTCGTTGTAAGAAACGAAGAAACATACGACATTGTGGGAATTATTCCGATCATAAGGAACATTGAAGAAATGAAAAACGAAACATATCAGTTATAAATATTCGAGCGGCTTTTTCTGCTGTCTAAAAACAACAACAGACTAACATAGATAATAAAAATTGAAACCATATGAAATATACTCTCCTTAAAATTAAGTATTTAAAAATAGCAACGAAAAGAATTGATTAATTAATTTGTATACATACACATTAGGGATAACGAGCGTTATTCCTTAGGCAGCAGAAAAAGCCGCTTGACGTAATACAGAAGAAGGATATTTATATACCACAGACGAACAAAAAACAAAGTATCCAGGAAAACGCAAAGAAACCAAAAAACAAAGGTCCGCCGCAGTGCGGCACCGTGGCGGGCAGAAAGGGGCAAGCAATGGAGATCACAGAATTTTTAAAAGCAACAAGCGGGAGAAGATTCAGACCACTATTAACGTGTAAAGATGGCTTTACAATGAGTGTACAAGCGAGTAGAACACACTACTGCGAACCGAAGCAGGACGATTTGAAAGAATATACACACGTAGAAATTGGACGAATAAGCGAGACAGAAAGCTTATTGTTGATGTATGCAGAGAATGGAGAATACCCAACAGAAACAATTTACGCATTTGTGCCAGTTGAAGAAGTTGAGGAAATTATAAAGAAACATGGAGGTTTAGTGAAACATTGGAAAAAATAAGCGGGACAGAAGGCGCCAAAATAGGGACATTGACAGCCGAAAACGGGACACTTAAAAAAGAGATCGAAGCGAAAAGTGAAGAAACAAAACGGACGGACTGGAAAAAGAACTTTTTAAACAGGTTTTTAAGAAAGTATTAAGGAAGTGAATATATGCTGATTGTAAGCCAAACAAAGGGAAAGATTTGGAACTTAGAGAAATTAACAGGGATTATGATAGATCTAAGAACAAAGCCGCAGAAACATTACGTTATTGTAGCAGACACAGGAAATTTATTAAAAGACATTGCAACGTATAAGAAAAGAGAAGAAGCAATCGAAGCAATGAACAATCTTATAAAGACCTATGAAAACAGAATACCGGATGCAAATACAGTTTATTGTTTACCAGAAGAAAAGAAACCGCTTTACGGGAAGAATAACAAACTACTAGATTTAGACAAAGTAAAGGCATTAAGAAAAGCAAAGTGGACAATAAAAGAAATTGCCGGAGATATGGGAGTAGAAGAAAAGACAATAAGAGAAGCAGTTAAACAAATTAAAGCAGGCGGAGCGTAACGGCGAGCGATGGCAGCAGTAGAAAAGCGAGGGCATAATGGAGCAGAAAATAAAGGTAGAAGAAGTAAGGAAGGTTTTAGAAAGCTATTGTGAAATTGACGGGAATATTAAAACGTTAAATAGCATAGCGGAAAAGCTGGAAGAATCAGAGGAAGAACAACGACGGTACGCAGAACGTACCGAAGAATACAAAAGATTAAAGATTGAGATATTAAGGGAAGTATCACAATTACCGTATAAACAAAAGGCGATCTTAATAGATAAGTACATAAATGATTTACGATGGACAAAAGTAGCATACCTAAATCATTACAGTACAAGACAGTGTAAAAATATAAGGAATACGGCACTGCAAAGCCTAAAAAAAGCGTTTCAAAACAACGAAACAATTATGAACTACATAGAAAAAGAAGCAAGATAAAACTGCCCATAGTTGCACGTTTTAACTGTTAAAATAAATAGTAAAGCATATGATACCAGGTTTTAAAAGAATTTTTTTAGAACCTAGTATTTTTGCGTTTACAGAAAAAGAACAGACAGCAAATGGAGAAACAAACGAAAGGAGGGAGAAGATGGGACGACCACGACACCCGGAAAGAGACAAGTCGAAAGAGAGATATATACAGAGCAAAGGAAAGCTAACAACAAAAGAGCTGGCAGAACTGGCAGGCGTAACGCCGCAGAGAATCCGAAAATGGAAGAGCGAAGACAAGTGGGACACTGCAATAGCGCCACGAAAGAAAGGCGGACAAAAAGGAAACAAAAACGCCGCTGGAAAAACGCCAGCAAAAAACGGGAATAAGAACGCCGAGAAACACGGTATATACTCACGTGTAGACCTGGACAGGATCACGGGGGAAGAAGAAGCGCTGATCGAGAACGCAAAGCACTATGATATAGCGCAGAAGATCAACGAGGAATATAGCAAACTGATCGTAAAGGAAAGCAGACTGCAGAAGATGCTGGACGAGATCATAGAAGAGACAAAGAAAGAACCAGATAAAACGTATATAGATAGCGTTACGACAATGGAAGGCGACCAAACACTAGAGATACGCAACAGTAGTTCAGCATTCGAACGTATGAAGAAGATAGAAGAACAACTAATAAGGGTACATAGAAGCATCATTAAGTTACTGGATACGATGAAGGCACACGAGATGGAAGCACTCAAGTTACAGCTGGATAAGAAGAAGAACGAACTGCAGCGCATGAAGCTGACCGGAGAAGTTAGCATAGAACCAGAGCCGGAAGAGTATGAGATCATAGACGAGTAAGGACACACATACAGGGACGACGTGCCGCCCGCCCGGCAGCAGTCGAGCGACAGAGAGAAAGAAAAAATAAAAGTGATGAAGGCATGATGCACCGACACGGATCACATCGAACACGAAAACAAACAGATGTTTGACCCTTGTTCGAGTGGGTCCTTCCGGCACAAAACGCCGACTGCGGGTACGACGACGCCCAAAAGTCCGTTTTTCGGCAAAATAAAAAAACGAGTTCCAGAATTTCAATGGAAAAATTCAGATAGGGGGTTCAGAAAAAATGTGTCCAATTTGGACACATGGAAAGGGGTAAAAAATGAAACTGTATACAGCAAAAGCGGTCGCGGCGTGGCTGGGTATGACAGAAAGAAACGTTAGAAAACTAAGAGACAAAAATATAATAAAAGAATTTAAGCCGGGATTGTATAAATTGCAGGACGTAACACAGCAGTATATCACATACCTACAGAACAAGAACCCGGAAACGGAAGGAACACTGGACTATAACGAGGAACGCGCAAAGCTTATGAGGGCGAAGCGTGAGGGTGTAGAGGTAGAATTGAGGACCAGGCGAAACGAGCTGCACGAAGCGGAAGAAGTCGAACAAGTTATGACGGATATGTTAATAAGATTTAAAACTAAAATGATGGCGATCCCGGCAAAACAAAGTCCGGTTATTGCATCAAAAACGGATCAGACAGAGATTTTTAGCATATTAAAGAGGGCAATAGAAGAAGCATTGGACGAATTGGCAACGTATGAAGAAACGTTCGGAGAGAATGAAGATAATGAAGATGGAGAAGAAAACGTATAGATTATTTAAAAAAATATTTGAAACATTAAAACCGCCGCCAGATCTGACGTTGTCGCAATGGGCGGATAAATACAGGCGATTATCTTCCGAAGCATCGGCAGAGCCGGGAAAGTGGAGAACAGGCAAATGCCCGTATCAACGAGAGATCATGGACGCGATAACGGATATAAATATAAAAAAAGTGGTGGTTATGTCTGCAGCGCAGGTTGGAAAAACAGATGCTATGATATTGAATCCTATTGGCTATTATGTACACTATGAACCGGCACCGATCATGGTAATACAGCCAACAATTAAGCTGGCGGAAGGATTCTCGAAAGAGCGTTTATCGCCAATGATCCGCGATACGCCAGTGCTGACAGAGCGAATCAATGACGGATCACGTTCGAGCGGTAATACGATCGAGCAAAAAGTTTTTCCCGGCGGACATATAACGATGGTTGGAGCAAACAGTCCGGTTGGGCTGAGATCGCGACCGATCAGAATTTTATTATGCGACGAAATCGACGCATACCCGGCATCCGCAGGATCAGAGGGAGACCCGTTACTATTAGCATCAAAACGACAGACAACGTTTTGGAACAAAAAACAGATAGACATATCAACGCCAACAATCAAAGGAATGTCGCGAATTGAGGTAGAATACGAAAACAGTAGTAAAGGAGAATGGAACGTACCTTGCCCGCATTGCGGAGAATTACAACCGTTAAAGTGGGCGAATGTAAAATTTGACAAAGAAAATTTAAACAAAATTGAATATATTTGCGAGAAATGCGGAGCGATTGCAAGTGAAGTAGAGTGGAAAGAAAAATTCACAGAAGGAAAATTTGTGCATAAAAATGCAGAAAATCCGGTAAAAGGTTTTCATTTAAATACGTTGGGATCTACTATGACGACGTGGCGGGAAGTTGTCGAAAAATTCTTACTTGCCAATGAAGAAAGAAAAAAAGGAAATGTGGAGCTTATGAAAGTTTGGATCAATACAGAAATGGGCGAGACATGGGAAGAGGAAGGAGAAAAGCTGGAAGAAGATGATCTGATAAAACGTTGTCAAATGTATAATTGCGAAGTTCCGCAAGGCGTTATGTATCTAACGGCAGGCGTAGACACACAGGACGACCGTTTTGAGGTTGAGGTTGTTGGCTGGGGTGTAGAGCATGAGAGTTGGGGGATTAAGTATTCGGTTTTGTACGGAAATTTAGACCAGGAAGAAGTGTGGCAAGATCTTGATTTGTTTTTAGATCAGACGTTTACCAGGCAGGACGGAATAAAAATGAAAATAAGGTGTACTTGTATGGATTCTGGAGGACACTACACGAACAAGGTGTATAAGTTTTGCAAGCAACGCTTTAGTAGAAATATATTTGCAATCAAAGGCGGAAGCGAAAGTACGGCAGCATATATCCAGAAGCCAACGAAAAACAATCGCGAAAAAGCGTATCTGTTTACACTAGGAGTAGATACGGGAAAATCTCTGCTAATGGGAAGATTGAAGGTTGAGGAAGAAGGACCGGGATACTGTCATTTTCCACGTGATCCGGGGACAGGGTATGATAAAAAATACTTCGAAGGCTTAACGTCTGAAAAAAAGGTATTGCATTACAAAAAAGGAAGACCATATTTTACCTGGGAACTTGCGAAAGCGCATAAAAGAAACGAAGCACTTGATTGTAGGAATTATGCATCCGCAGCGATTGAGATCACAGGCTTGCCACTAAAGAAACAAGACGAACAACCACAACAGAAAAAAACAGCAAAAAGAAGACGAAGACGAACAGGAGGGATTGCATAAATGGCAGGAATCACGTTAGAAACAGCACAGAAGCACTTAGACGCATGGCTAGAAGCAGAAATGCAGGTAACAAATGCACAATCGTATACGATCGGCAGTAGGACGCTGACAAAAGCAAATCTGACAGAGATCAGAAACGCGATCGAATATTGGCAGCAGAAAGTCACAATATTAGAGAACTTAAAGAAAAACAATGGAAGAAGCAGAGTAAAAAGATTTGTACCGCGAGACTTATAAAAGTCTGCCCGATATTTCCCGTTTTTTTAGGTAAAATTACATATAGAAAATATAAATAAAGCACCCGGAGCGGTGCTTTTTCTGTACGCAGGAAGGAGGAAAGATGAATGTCATAGCGAAAGCAATAGACGGCATCGTAACAACCGTGTCGCCGGAGAAGGGTTTAAAAAGGGCAGCAGCCAGAAGGCAAAATCAAATCTTAAACAGCGGATATGGAAACCACGGAGCCAGCACAACAAAAAAATCTATGAAAGGTTGGCTATTTGGCGGAGGAAGTGCAAGAGAAGACATAGAAGACAATCTTGACGTATTACGGCAAAGATCACGAGATCTATACATGGGCGTACCACTTGCAACGGGAGCAGTCAAAACGATGCGAACTAATGTTGTGGGACGTGGTTTAAAACTAAAGCCGACAATCGACAGAGAGATACTGGGGATCACACCAGAGGAAGCGCAGAAGCTTGAAAAACAGATTGAAAGAGAGTGGGCGTTGTGGGCAGAGAACAACGATTGCGACATGGCACGACTAGACAATTTTTACGAATTGCAACAACTTGCCTTTAGTAACTGGTTACAATCCGGAGATTGTTTGGCACTCCTTCCAACCAGTAAGCGAAAGAATCAGCCATACGATACAAGAATTCAGCTTGTAGAAGCCGACAGGCTATGCAGCCCGTATTATATCGATAAATTAGACGGGAGCATAGTAAACGGCGTTGAAGTGGATCAAAACGGGGAAGTGATCGCGTACTATATAGCGAATAGGCACCCATTGTCATATGAACAAAAGGAAATGAAATGGACGCGAGTAAAAGCGTACGGAAGCAAGACGGGAAGAAAGAACGTACTACACTTAATGAGCCGTGAAAGAATCGATCAACGGCGCGGTACTCCGTTTTTAGCACCCGTGATCGAAAGTCTTAAACAGCTGGGGAGATACACCGATGCAGAACTTGTTGCAGCAGTCATAAGCGGAATGTTTACCGTATTTATTGAGAAAGAAGATAATTCGGAGGGCGACGCTATTGGAAATATTATTCCAGAAGATCAGCAAGTTGATGAAGAAGACGAAGGAAGCATCGAAATTGGAGCCGGTGCGGTAATTGATCTGGCAGCAGGAGAAAAAGCTCATGATATTAACCCCGGAAGACCGAATGCCAACTTCGGCGGATTCGTTGAAGCGATCTGCCAGCAAATAGGCGCAGCGTTAGAAATTCCATATGAAGTGCTGATGAAAAGATTTAATAGCAGTTTTACAGCATCCCGCGGAGCGTTAGAAGAAGCGTGGAAGATGTTCCGAACATATCGCGACTGGTTAGCAAGGGATTTTTGTCAGCCGGTCTATGAAGAATGGTTATCTGAAGCGGTAGCAAAAGGAAGAATATCAGCCCCTGGATTTTTTACAGATCCGCTTATACATTATGCCTATTGCAAAGCGGAATGGAACGGACCAGCAAAAGGAATGCTAGATCCAGTCAAAGAGGTTAACGCAGCAGAAAAAAGAGTTTCGAACGGATTCTCGACGAGACAAAACGAAACAATGGAAATGACAGGTGGGGATTTTTACGCCAACGTAGAACAGTTAAAGAAAGAAGAAGAAAAAATGAAGGAGGTCCGGGAAATTGCCAAAAAGGGAACAGAGACAAGCGCAAAAGGAACAAAGACCGAATAAATTCTGGAATTTTGTACCGGGAACAGAAGAAGATCCAGCGCAGCTGATCTTATACGGAACAATCGCAAGCGCGGAATCTTGGTGGGAAGACAGGGTAACGCCAAAGCAATTCAACCAGGAACTAGACGCCCTGGGAGATGTTGAAGAAATCGTTGTAAGGATTAACAGCGGGGGCGGCGACGTATTAGCAGCTAACGCGATCTATACAAGGTTAAGAGATCACAACGCAACAATTACGGTAAAAATTGACGGCTGGGCAGCATCCGCCGCAACAATTATCGCAATGGCGGGCGATAAAATCCAGATTGCAAAAAACGGAATCTTTATGATCCATGATCCATCAATGACAATTTGGAATACGTATACAGCCGAACAATTTGAAAAAATGGCGGAGCAGTTAAAAACCGTGAAGCAATCAATTGTAAATGCGTACACACAACGAACAGGAAGGGACGAGGAAGAAGTTTCCGCGCTTATGTCGGAAGAAACATGGTGGACCGGAGAAGAAGCCGTAGAAGAAGGCTTTTGTGATGAGCTACTATTCGAAGAAGCAGAAACGATCATAGAGAATGGATCAATGTTGATTGTCAATTCGGTGCCGATCGACATAACAGGATTTAAAACAATCCCGCGAAATGTTTTTGAAAATAAAAGCACAACAAAGAACAGAGGAAAGAAAAAAGTACAAAATAAAGCGGAAGACAAGAAAGGAGTGCAAATGTCAGAGATTAAAACAGTACAGGATTTAGAAAAACAGTATCCGGGGCTTGTAACAGAGATCAGAAACGAAGCTGCAGAAGCAGAAAGAACAAGGATTAAGGATATTAAAAATCTTGAAATTGCAGGATTTGAAGACATTGTAGAAAATGCAATGTTTGAAAAACCAATCACAGCAGCAGAAACAGCCATGAAGATTATTAACAAACAGAAACAGGTTGGAGCTAATTACATGGCAGAAAGAGAAGAAGACGTGAAAGAAAGCGGAGTAAAAAACGTGCAGCACGGAAGCGGAGAAGAAGAAACTAAAAACAAATTCGATGCGATCATTGATGAAATGAAGTTTTAAAAATGAAAATTGAATTAATTAACGAAGATTGCTTAAAAGCAATGAAAAGCATAAAAAGCCAGAGTGTGGATATGATTTTGTGTGATCTGCCTTATAAAGTGACAGGGTGTGAATGGGATACACAATTGTTAGATATGGAAAAGTTGAAAGAACAGTATTTAAGGATTGTGAAACCGAACGGAATCATTGCATTATTTGCAATCCAACCGTTTAGCACGGTAGTTATGAATACTTTTGGAAAGTATTACAGTCATACGTGGTATTGGCAGAAGAATAATGCAACAGGGGGGGTATTTAGCAAGGTACAACCGATGCGTTGTATAGAAGAAATTCACATTTTTCGAAAGCTGACAACAAAAAATAATAAAGGACAGTTTTCAAAAACAAGGAATTATATGATTGAACAAAGGAAACTGACAAATTTGAAAACAAAAGAACTGGATGAATTGCTAGGATCACAAATGGCAAAACATTATTTTACAACAGGCGAACAGTTTTCGATGCCAAAAGAGGACGATTATATAAAACTACAAACAACCGGATTTTTTCAAATGCCGTATAAAGATCTAAAAAGAATGTACAACAGCGAAAAGAAAAAAGAAGATTTTCGATACTATCCACAGGGATTGCAAAAAGTAAATAGATTAATTGTAAACACCAAAGACAGAAGCGGAGAAATTTACAAAGAAAAAGCGAATGAGAGTATCCAGCAGTTTACAAATTATCCGAAACAGCTAATTAAATTCAATACAGAGACAAAGCGAGAGCATCCAACGCAGAAACCAGTTAATTTACTTGAATATTTAATAAAAACATATACAAAAGAAAAAGAAGTGATTATGGATAACTGTATGGGTAGCGGAAGCACTGGCGTAGCAGCGATTAAAGCGAATAGAAGTTTTATCGGAATTGAAATGGATACAAATTACTACAAGATAGCACAAAGAAGAATTGCAGAAATTAGCAAATGGAAAAGGAGCAAAGCATGAGAGAAGCAGCAATTGAGAAAAGAGAATGTACAATGACAAACGTTCTTGCTGGAGTTTTTCCGATCGTAAAGGAAAGCGGAACAGCCAAAGCAGCACTGCCGGCGTATACGCTAGTAGCAAAAGGAAGCGACGGGAAGCTTGAAGCATTAACAAATGAAACGGTAAGTAATGTAATTGGAATTACAGCAGAAGAAGCGGAAGCGGATGAAGTAATTGTTTACTATCAGACAGGGGAGTTTTTCAAAGATGCGATCAATATTCCGGCTGGAGTAGATGCAGAAGAAGCAAAAGAAGCCTTAAGAAAATTATCAATTTTTCTTAAATAGATAACAGGAGGAGACAATGGCAAACGAAATTAGTATTTATAATCCCCGAACAATGGGGCGACTTGTGGAAAGATTACCGCAGGAAAGAACATTTTTAAGAGACACATTTTTCAGAAATGAAGAAATTTTCACAACAGAAAAAGTGGATGTAGATTACGTGAAAGGTAATAGAAAGGTAGCGCCAATCGTGAGCCGATTAGTTGGCGGAAAAATTGTACCTAATACGGGATATGAAACCAAATCATACAAACCGCCACTTGTAGCGCCAGAGGTAATTACAACAGTAGATGATATTTTAAAACGACTTCCAGGAGAAAGCCTAGTATCGAAGATCACACCAGAACAGCGAGCGGTTCAAAAAATGGCAAAAGATTTTGTCATGCTGGAAGGGCAGATTGTGCGACGTGAAGAGTTGATGTGTGCGCAAGCGCTATTTACTGGAAAAATTGAGTTGATCGGCGACGGAGTAAACGAACAGCTTGATTTTGGATTTGAAAACACAGAAAAACTGGCAGGACAGAAAAAATGGACAGACCAGGAACATTCTGATCCGATTAAAGACATTGAAAGATGGCGAAAAGAAGTACAGAAAAAAGGATTCGTAAACTGCGACGTTGCAATTATGGGAAGCGACGCAAAAGACGCGTTTATTAATCATCCGAAGGTTAAAGAATTGCTAGATGTAAGAAACTACAATTTAGCAACAATTAAACCAAAGGAACTTCCAAACGGCGCAACATATATCGGATCAATTAACGGTTTAGGAATGGATATCTATACATACAACGAATGGTATTTGGATGATTGGACAGATCCAAACAAACCAACAACAAAACCACTTGTACCAGATAACGCAGTGGGACTATTAAGCACAGCGGCAAACTATTCGATGTATTACGGAGCTATTACATTAGTAGATGATAAGACAAAAGATTTTAGAACGGTAGCGGAGAAATATGTACCAGATACATATGTAGAGCGCAGACCAGTTCGAAGATTCCTTAATTTATCATCCGCACCGCTGGCAGTGCCGCACGAGATCGACAGTTGGTATGTTGGAGAAGTTGTATAGAAAAGGTGGTAACGTATGGATTTTAAAAGCCAGTTGTTGGATGATATGAAAATATTTCACAACGCAAAAGAAATGGCGGAAAAAATTGAAATTACATACCAGGGCAGCAGAAAAGTAGTTGCCGCGATCTTAGAAAGCGCAGAAGAAATTACAAGACAAAAGAACGATCCGGCGCAAGGAATTAATGAAATTGATTCAATCTTGTATGTATCGCTTGAAGAAATGGGAGAAATACCAGAAAAAGGAAGCGATATAGAAATTGGAACAAAAGAAACTGGATGGGTAAGGTATGAGATTGTGAAAAGTTATTACGAAGATGGAGAAATAATCTTAAATCTTATGAGGTATGAAGAATGATACAGATAACAAATGAAACTGTAGAAAAGGTAAATGCGATACTGTCCGGAGTGCCAAAAGGAGCGCAAAAGGCGTTATCGAATGCGATCAACCGTGGACTATCCAAGGTTAAAACAGGTGCTTTCAAATACGCAAGGAAAGTATATACAGTACAATCCGGAGCGCTAAACGCAGCTACAAAAATGTCTGTAAAAACAACAAGCGCCGGAGATCTTGCAGGATATGTAAGTTTTTCCGGTGCAAAGATACCGTTATACAAATTTAAGGTAACGCCGATAGTGCCAAAACAGCACACACTTGTAAAAGCTAGTGTGATGAAAGGCAGCGGGACAGCGTTTGAACATGCCTTTATTGCAGATATGCAAAGCGGACACACCGGAGTATTTGAACGAGAAACGTCAAAACGGTTTCCAATCGAAGAATTGATGGGATTATCTGCGGCGCAGATGATCGGAAACGACAAGGTTATAAAAGACGTAGAAAAAGACGCACAAGAAACAGTGAATAAGCGAATAGAGCATGAGATTGACAGATTGTTAAACGGATATGGAGGATAAATATGACACCGATTGTATTGCTGGAATGTCTCGAAGAATTTGTAAAAGAAAAAACAAAAGACATTATCTTACAAGTGCGTACAGCACCAGGAGAAGAAGACAACAAAGAACGAGCGGCATACATTTATAAAATGCAATTGCCGAGAGAAAAGGACAAAACACAGAAGATCCCTTATATCTTGTTGCAAGTTTTGAACGGTTCAGACGACCAGGAAAAGAACGAGCCGGAAAAAAGTACGTGTAAAATACGAATGGTATTTGCGACGTATTCAGAAGACGGCGGACAAGGATCATATGATGTGCTTAATTTAATCTTAAGAGTTCGTAGCGAGCTGGAAAAAGTCGGGATCATTGGTGGAAAATTTACGCTACAAAAGCCATTAGAGTATATTATTTATCCAGATAGCCCGTACCCGTATTATATCGGGGAAATGGTTACAAATTGGAGTATGCCAACGATCAAACGAGAAGTTGAACAGTATTGGCAGTAAGGCGGCACGATGGCAAAGAAGAAAAAGAAATATACGGTAAAAAAGAATCCGAAAAAAGTCAAAAAAGCGACAAAAAAACCAAAGAAAAAAGTTGTTAAAAAGAAAAAGACTACGACAAAAAAGACAACTACGCCGGTAAAAAATACAGTAGTCAAAGAAAGTGCAACAATACAATTAAAAACAAAAAAAAGAGACACAACAACGATCGACTATGCAGTGTATGAAGGTGGAACGGAATACATAGGAATAACAGAGGTAAAAATGCCAGATCTGTCATTTTCGACTGAGAAAATAACGGGCGCAGGAATCATTGGCGAGGTTGAAGAAGTTATGATCGGACGCATGTCGGCAATGACTGTAACGTTTAACTTTAGAACAATTACAGCGGCAGCAGTGAAGCTTTTGCAACCACGTATTCATAACATTGATTTACGAGTAGCGCAACAACAAATTGACACAAACGGAAATAATAGCGTAGCAGCTGTAAAACACATTTTAAAAGTAAAACCGAAGAAGTTATCCCTGGGCAAAATAGAAAGCGCAACAAAGGCAGACGTGAGCGGAGAGTATGCTGTGACATACTATGCGTTATATATCAACAATGAAAATGTAACAGAAATTGATCCATTTAATTGTATTTGCAAGATAAACGGAACAGATTATTTAAGTAGCGTGAACAGTGTATTAAACACGACAACAAAAAAGAAAAAAGTAACCACAAAGAAGAAAAAGAAAAAAACGAAAAAGAAGAAAAAGAAGAAGTAGGAGGTAAAAATGGCAGAGGAAAATAAGAAACAGCAGGCAAAGCAAATCCAGGAACAGGAAGAAAAACAACTCGTTTATATCGGTCCAACACTGCCAGGCGGAAAACTAAAATGCAATCAAATCTTTTTGGGAACAGAAGAAGCGATTAAAAACGAGATTAGAGAAGTTTTAGAAGAAAATCCACTGGTTGAAAAAATGTTTGTAGAAGTTACAGATCTGGCAGAGAAAAAACAGAAAGTAAAAACAGCGGGAAATATTTATAACAAATATTACAACGACATTGCATCTACAGCGGATAAGGAGGAATAGAACGAATGGCAATCACACACGGAATTCATACGAATAAAGTAGCGACAAGCGTTTCGACCCCGACTGAGGTAGAAACAGGGATTCACTTTGTTGTAGGGACTGCCCCGGTACATACAGTAAACGGGAAAGTAAACGAACCAATCATGCTGCAGAATTATAGCGAAGCAGCCGAACAGTTAGGGTATAGCGACGACTGGGAAAAATATAGCTTATGTGAAGAAATTTACACAGCTTTTCAGTTGTATGAAATTTCCCCAATCGTTGTAGTTAACGTATTAGATCCGGCAAAACACAAAGGAGAAGCAAAGACAACAGAAGAAAATGTAACAGATAACCAGATTGTTCTGCCAATCGAAACGATTAAAGATTCGATCGAGATTACAGGAAAAACAAAGGGGGAAGATTACGATACATTCTACACAGAAAAAGGGTGCGTGATTGAATTCCTGGCAGATACAACGGGAAAAGTATCTGTAAAACATACAGAGGTAGATCCTAGCAAGGTAACAAAAAAAGATATTATCGGAGGGCTGGATACATCGACACACAAAGCAACAGGATTTGAGCTGATCGATTCCGTATTTCCAAAATTCACGATCGTTCCAGATCTGATTTTGTGTCCAAATTGGACACATGATCAAGAAGTTGCCGCGATCATGGCAGCAAAGGCAGAGAATATCAACGGAGTTTTCAACGCTAACGCAATTATTGACGTGGACACAACAGCAAGCGGAGCGACATATTACGCAAATGTGCCGGAGTGGAAGAAAAAGAAGAATTTAACAAAACCAAACGAATTGGTTTGCTTCCCTAAATTAAAACTAGGAGATCGAATTTTTAACCACAGCACACAGCTTGCGGCGTTAATTTCCGCAGTAGATACCGACGAAGATTATGGAGACGGTTCGCCTTGCGAATCAGCTTCGAACAAACCGTTACAGGCAGATAGCGCAGTATTAGCATCCGGAGAAGAAGTTTTACTCGATCTACAACAGGCGAATTATTTAAATGACAACGGAGTTATTACAGCAATTAATTTTTATAACGGTTTTGTAAGCTGGGGAAATTATACCGCAGCATTTCCACAGAGTAGCGATCCAGTAGATTATTTTTATTGCATTTCAAGAATGTTTAAATGGGTAGCTAAAACAGTAACGTTAACGTACTGGAATTCGCTAGATCGCAGAATGACAAGAAGGTTAATCGATGCGATCTTACAGGGTGTAAACGATTGGCTGAACGGTTTGACAACAGAAGAAAAGATTTTAGGTGGAAGAGTGGAATTTAGAGAAGATGAAAATTCATTGACCGCGTTAATGGCAGGAAAAGCAAAATTTCATATTTATTTGACACCACCAAGCCCATTACAGGAAATGGAATTCACGCTTGAATATGACGTGTCTTATTTAAGCGCAGCATTAGAAGCGTAGGCAGGAGGTAGAAAAGAGAATGAGTAAGATTGATACACTTGTTGTAAACTTTGCAGCGTATGAAGACGCAACAGAGTTTTTGGGAATGACAGAAGCAACACTTCCGGACGTTGAATATATGAGTGAAACAATTTCTGGAAGCGGGATTGCTGGAGAAATTGATGAGATTATCGCCGGGCATACGGCGGCAATGACTACAACGTTAAATTTTAGAACATACACAAAAGCGACTGTAAAACTACTTGAACCAAGAATTCATAATATTGAATTACGAGTAGCACAGCAGCAGACAGATTCCGGAACTGGAGATGTTGGAATTGTACCAGTGAGACATGTTTTAAAAGTGAAACCGAAAAAAACGGCTATGGGTAAAGTGTCGGCAGCATCGGAAGCAGATGTAAACGGAGATTATTCGACAACATATCTGGCAACATATATCAATAATGAGAAGGTTACAGAAATCGATCCATTAAATTACAAATGCCTTATAAACGGCAAAGATTATCTTGCAGATGTCAGAAAGGCGTTAGGCAAATAAAAAAGTAACAAGCTGGCGGGAAACCGCCAGCGATAAACACAAACAAAGCGGAGGGAAATAGAAATGAGCGAAACAAAAAACAATACAAAAGTAGTTGTAGAGACAGACGAAAATGAAAAGGATGTAGTCGAAGTTGTAGAAACACCAGGAAACTACACACATCATTTCTCAGAAGAACAGACATTCGGAGATAAAAAATATAAAACATTAACGTTTTATTTTAACAATTTAACAGGAAGCGACATAGAAGCGATTGAAGAAGAGTTAACGGCGCAAAGTAAGTATATTATCAGCCCAGAAGTATCTTCTTTGTTCCAGGGAATGTTAGCGGCAAGAGCGGCAAACGTATCACATTACGATATCAGAAATTTACCGGTAAGAGATTATATGAAAATTAAAAACAAAGCGCGTGATTTTTTACTAAATGCGGGCTATTAAAAATAGAAAACCCGGCAAATTATTTGCGTAGACAAATTTTAAAAATTGCGAAAGCTTCGCACACTCCAATTACATTTTTTTTAGATCTTCCGATCATGTCTTTGTATAGGTGGATAGAAAGCCTAAACGAAAACATAAACGAAGAACTGGAAGAAATGAAAAAGAAGAAAAGGTAGGAGGTGGAAAGCTTGGCAGGGGCGCAGAAACAATATGAATTACTGTTTAAATTAGCAGCTCAATTAGCGCCAAATTTTAACGGAACATTTAAAAAAGCGATTGAGACACAGAAAAAGCTACAAAACAGTATTAACGGCGTGAATTCCTTACAATCTAAGATTGACGGTTACACAAAAAACAGTAAAGCAATAGATCAGCAAAAAGAAAAATTAAGCCGATTAAGCCAGGAAAAAGAGCGTTTAAATCAAAAAATACAAACGAACAGAAATAATATGGCGACGTTGCAAGCGAAGATCCAGGAAACGGGAGACTCTACGGGACAGCTAACAGCACAGTTAGCTGCAGAACAAAGAGAACTGGAAAAGAATACCGACAAATTAGGAAGAAACAAGCAACAGATACAACAGACCACTGCCAAGATAGAACAACAAGAACAGAAATTAAATACGTTAGGACAGGAGCTTGAAAAAGCAGGCGTTAACACTGAAAATCTAACGAAAGAAAACGAACGTTTACAAAGTACATATGACAAGCTAAGAACGTCGCAGGAAAGAATCGGACAGATCAACGAACAACAGCAGAAGGTTAAAGATACAATAGCAAGCACGAAAGGCGAACTATTAAGGACAACCGGAACGCTAGGGGCGATAGCTGCCGCCGTATATGCCGGTCCGGTAAAATCGGCAATGAGCTTCGAAAGCAATATGGCAGAAGTTGCAAAAGTTGTTGATTGGCTGAAAGATGATACCGGAGCGACGACAAAACAATATACTGATCTGGAAAAAAGGATTCTAAGCCTATCTGGTAAAATTCCAATGACAGCGGAAGAAATATCCGAGATTATGGCAGCAGCGGGACAAAGCAACGTTGCAACGAACAACAAAGAGTTAACGGAGTTTACAGAGGGCGCAGCCAAAATGGGAATTGCGTTTGACATATCCGCAGAACAAGCCGGGGATTGGATGGCAAAATGGCGAACGTCTTTCAAAATGTCGCAAAAAGAAGTCATTACGTTGTCGGATCAGATCAACTATTTGAGTAATACTTCGGCGGCAAATGCAAGCCAAATATCCTCGATCGTTACAAAAATCGGACCACTTGGAGAAGTTGCAGGGCTTGCATCCGGAGAGATTGCAGCTTTAGGAGCTACCCTAGTGTCAGTTGGAGTCAATGAAGATGTAGCAGCGACGGGAATTAAAAAAGTCATGACCGTTATGACAGCCGGAAGTGCTGCGACAAAACGACAAACAGGCGTATTAAACAAATTAGGTTTAAGTGCAACAGAGCTTGCAAAGCATATGCAGACGGATGCACAAGGAGCTATTTTGCAATTCCTGGAAGCAGTTAAAAAACTTCCAAAAGCAGAACAGGCAGCAGCGTTAAAGAACTACTTCGGAGAAGAAGCAGTCGCAGCGATCGCCCCACTTTTAACAAATTTACCATACTTACGGGAAGAATTTAAAAAAGTCGGAAACGCTTCGCAGTATGCGGGAAGCATGGAAGCAGAATACGCAGCCAGAGCCGACACAAACGAAAACAAGTTACAGCTTGCAAAGAACAGCATACAAGCGTTATCTACAACGTTGGGACAAGCCTTTTTACCAGTCGTAGGAGATGCAGCAGAAAAAATCGCAGTTATGGCGAACGCCTTAACGGATTTTGCAGCAGCTAACCCCGGAGCGATTCAAAGCATCGGAAAAGCAGTTGCTGTATTAGGTGGTTTGAAAGTTGCTTCCCTTATTGCAAAACTGGGAATTTTAGAAGCAAAAAGCACAATTTTAGACTTTAAAAAATTGATGGAGCTTCTAAAATTCAAAACCGCAGAAACAGCAGTTGAATCTGTAGGATTTGGAACAAAGATCGCAGGAGTAGGCGAAAGATTAAAAGGCGCCGGATCATCATTAAAAACTTATCTAACACAGGTAAAAGGAAGCTTCGGAGGACTGAAAGAAGCAGCCGGATCAATCTTTGCAGATAATTTTATCGTTACAAAAATTACAGGATTGCTAAGCAACGTACGTGGTAAAATGCTGGGCGGTATTGGAGCGATCGGGAACGTTTTAAGAAGTGCAGTTACAAGCATTGGAACGGGAACGATTGGAATATTAACAACAGTATTCCAGGGATTAACTGGCAAGATCGGCGGCTTGGCTGGAATGATAGGAACAGCGTTAGGCAACAACGCGATCATAACAGTAATTGCAAGCAAGTTAAGTGGCGGTTTTGGAAAGATTGCGACACTTGCAGCACCGTTGGGAAACGTTTTTAAAACGATTCTAGCACCGTTAGCAAATTTAGCCGGACCAATTGGCGGGATCGTTGGAAAAGTATTACCGATCGTCGGAGTAGTTACGACGCTGATTGCTGTATTTAAATTGCTAAAAAATCATTTACAGGATATCAGAAACTTCATTCAATCCACGTTTGGAGATGAAGCGCTAAAAGTTTTTGATACCATGATTTCTGCAATATCCGGAATAGGAAACGTTATAAGTACAGCGCTATCCGGTGGAGTGGATAAAGCAAGAACAGCGATCCAAAGTTTATTTGGAGATGCAGGAGCAAAGCAATTTGACGTATTTATCCAATCTATAAGCCAGATCATGGATGTGTTCGGAGCGGTAACAGATGCAATCGCTGGATTTTTAGAAGCTGCCGCGCCGTCAATTTTTGCAATCATACAGAGTATTGCAACGTTTATGGCTTCCATGATTGGGGTTGTTGCTGGATTCATAGCGGCGATCATGCCAACAATCAGTGAGATAGCGGTATTTTTACAAACGTATGTATTACCGATTTTGCAAGAAATATTTAATTTTATAGCAGTAACAATGCTGCCAACAATAGCAACGTTAATACAAACGATTTTGCCAACGATTACGACAATTATGACCGCCATACTTCCAGTAATTCAAGTAGGTTTGCAGACAATTTGGACAGTTGCACAACCAATTCTTGCAGCACTTGTTTCCGGAATCGGTGCAGCGATACAAGCAATACTTCCAATCTTGACAAGCATTGTTAGTGCGATACGTGGTGTGATCCAAGGAATACAAACAGTGCTACAAGGAATTATTCAATTTGTACGCGGTGTATTTACTGGACAATGGGGTGCAGCATGGCGAGGGATACAGACAGCTTTCAAAGGAGTTTGGCAAGCTATAACCAGTATAGCTCGTGGAGCGATCGAAACGATCAAAGGCTTAATAAGCGGCGTAACCGGAATGATCGGAAAGATCGGAAGCGCTGCGCAGAGTGCAAAAAACTTTGTTGGTAAAGTTTTAGGCGGTGGCGGAAGCAGCAAAAAGAGCAGTGGTGGCGGAAAAGTTAAAAAACACGCAAGAGGTACAAGTGACACAGAAGATACATTCATTGCTGGAGAGAACGGACCGGAACTTGTAACCAATGCACCGCATAGATCTGTCTACACAGCAGCGCAGACAGAAAACCTATTTGCAGCACAGAGAGCCGCACAAAAAGCCGCAGAAGTACAGAAACAAACGGCAAGCGTACAATCCAATCCGCCAGCAGTAGCAGGAAGTGGAAACGGAACGAACAAAAACGTAACAATAAATATAACAAACAATGTCGAGGTAAACGGAAACGAACCGGGAGACATCGACGAAAAACTAAAAGCAAACAATGAAAGCATAATGCAGCAGATTGACGAAAAGTTAGATGCTGACGATGATGATGAAAGGAGAACCCGTTATGAATGATGAATACACAACAATATCCGGCGATATGTGGGACAAAATAGCGTATGAACAGATGGGTTCTTCTTTTTATATGGACAAACTTATAAAAGCGAATTTGGAATACATGGATTACTACATATTCCCCGCAGGAATCACGTTAGTAATTCCAGAAATTGAAGCAGAAGAAATCGAGGACGTACCACCGTGGAAAAGAGGGCTATTAAATGAGTGATGCAGCAAAATTAGTTATAGATGGGACGGAAGCGGATGAAACGCTGACAAATGACATTGCCGTAATTGAGTACACGGATAACGACGAGTATCACGCTGATGATCTGCAAATAGTCACATATAATCCGGCGGAATGGTACGGAAAAGAAACGATTGAATACACAATAACCGATAATGATTGGCACGAGATTAGTAAAGCGGTAGAGATGAAATGCGGAATATTTAACATTGATTGCATAAAAAGGGATGATATAACCGGACTTTATGTTATTAAGGCGGCAGCAGTGCCGCCAGGTTCTACCGCAAGGCAAAACAAAAAAAGCAAAGCCTGGGAAAGAATTAATTTAAAGGAATTAGGACAACAGATCGCAAAGCAAAATGGGTTAAATTTTTTGTATGCTACGGAATTAAACCCGATTTTTAAAAGAAAAGAACAAATTGAAAAATCTGACATTTTGTTCTTATCTGAACTATGCAGATCGACAGGACTGTTTTTAAAATTTACAGCTAAAACGATCGTAGTATATAACCCATATGAGTATGCAGAAAAAGAAGCGAAAAGAACGTACAACAATGGGGATGCGAATATACAAGGGATTGAATTAAAAAAACAAAAAAACGACACAGATTACAAAAAATGTAGAGTAACGTATTTAGATCCGATTACAAAAGAAAAGATCGAATACATATACAAAAAAGAAAATGAAGGGAAGATGCTAGACGTAACAAGAAAAGTGTCTAGCACAGAAGAAGCAAGACTGACCGCGATCTATGCAATTAGAGAAAAGAACTGGAAAGAGTATTGCGGAAAAATGACAATAGATGGAGATAAAGAGATCACGACCGGAACTGTTATAAAAATAAACGGATTCGGAGAACATGACGGGAATTATCTTGTAAAAAAGGCGATCCACACAATGAGAACCGGAACATATACAACAAGAATTTTTTTTGAAAAAGTCGCGGAGGGAAACAATGGTTGACGAGATAAAGAAATGTATAAGAATCGGGGTTGTACACACGGTAAACGAAGCCGAACAAACAGCACGAGTTAAATATATGCTATATGGTGGAATGCTTTCTGCAGAATTAAAAGTAATTTACCAGGAAGAAAAGTGGATGCCAGAAATTAACGATGCGGTTCTTTGTATCTGCCCACCGGATGGAGACGGAGACGGATACATAATTGGGAGGTTGTAAAAAATGGCGACGAAGAAGACAACAAAAAAGAAAACAAGAAAAAAGAGCAGCAAGAAGAAAAAAACAACGAAAAAAAAGAGTACAAGAACAAGCATAGGAAAATGGGGATCGTTAACGTTTACGGTAACGGCATCGAAACAAAAGACATTTTCCGATTTGAATTGGACTACATCCATTCGATACGAAAGCAAGGAAAGAAAAAAGAAAGTATCGAAGGTTAAATATAAAGGGATTGATCCAGATAAGATCACGCTTACAATGCGTTTTTCTGTATTTGCCGGGGTTAACCCGCTAACGGAAATGAACAAATTGACAAGTTTAGCAAGAAAGGCGAAAGCGTACCGACTAATTATAGGCGGAAAAAAATACGGATCTAATAAATGGGTAATAACAGGTATAACAAGGGATTGTGATTACTACAACAAAAAAGGGCAGCTATGGGTAGCTGATGTGAAAATAACAATGCAGGAAAAACCATGATAGGAGGTGCTGGAATATGGAAACATTGGCAAGCGATATCGACTTAGAAGAAATTGACCTCGATCCGGAAACGGAAGAAGAAGAAATCGAGCAATGTATCGGGATCATATTAAATACGTTTCAAAATTCAGTGCCATTCATGCGCGGTTTTGGAATGAGTACAACACACTACGGCAGACCACTAACAGGCGATGAAAACGACATTGTAGACGAGGTATACGACCAGATTGAAAAGTACGAATCAAGGGCAATGCTAAAAGACGTAAATTTTTACGAAGATCAAGAAAATGGCGCTTTAGAAATTGGCGTAGAATACACAGTAAACGACGAAGAAGACGCAGACGAGGAGGAAGACGATGAGTGAGAGAAGTTATCCAGACGTTGATTTTGTAGAAACAGATCCGGAAAAAATGCTGACGGATTTAATAACAAGCTATGAAGATACAAGCGGTTATGTACTACAGCCAGCATCGCCAGAAAAATTATTAATTGCATGGCTTGCATCGATTCTCGTACAACAGAACGTAAAAATTAACGAGACTGCAAAAATGAATGTATCACGCTACGCAAAAGGAGAAAAATTGGACAGCCTGGGCGAAATATTCAATGATACGCAACGACTACCGCCAACAGCCGCGGAAGCAACATTCAGATGTTATATTTCAAAAGTACAGAAAAGCAGCGTATATATTCCAGAAGGGACAAGGATCACAGCAGACGGCGATATCATGTTCGCAACAAAAGAAATGTTGGAAATAAAACCGGGCGAAATGTACGGAGACGTTGTGGCGGTATGCAAGACAGCCGGAGAAGAAGGGAATGGATACCAACCGGGACAGATTAAAGAAATAGTTGACGTATATGACTATTATCAAAAAATTGAAAATATAACAACAAGCGCCGGAGGTGCAGGAGAAGAAAGCGATGCAGACTTTTATGAGAGGATGCGGGAAAGCACCGAAAGTATAACGACAGCAGGACCGGAGAACTCTTACAAATACCATGCAAAAAGTGTATCTAGTGCAATAACAGATGTTAAGGCAGTGAGTAAACAACCGGGCGTTGTTGACGTAAGAGTTCTTTTAAAAGGCGGAGAAGAAGCCACAGAAACAATATTGAAAAAAGTAAAAGATGCATTAAGTGCAGCTGATATTAGACCAATGACAGACTATGTAACAGTATCAGAACCAGAAAAAGATGAATACAGTATAGATCTTGATTATTACATTACAAAAAACAGTAGTGCAAGTGCAAAAATTATAGAAAACGATGTAGAAGCAGCAATCGAAGAGTATATAGCATGGCAAAGCGAAAAAATGGGACGCGACATAAATCCGTCGAAACTGATATCGCTTGTAATGGCAGCAGGAGCAAAAAGGGTAGATCTGAGAAAACCGGTTTTTAAAAGCGTTGAAGATACACACATAGCAGCATTAAAAGAAAAAAGCATAACGAACAGGGGAATAGAAGATGAGTAATAATAAGATTTATGATACAGATTTTTCAAAATTTTTCCCGAATGTTTTACAAAAAGATGAAAGCATGATGGCGATTGCGAAGGTGGCAACAGAAAAATTACTAGAGATAAGTAATTCGATTGATAAAGTTCTGATCTATGCCAATATTGACAAATTGCCAGACGAAATTCTTGACATACTAGCATACGATATGCATGTGGATTGGTACGACGAAACATATCCGATAGAAGTAAAAAGAGAAGTAATAAAAAGCAGTGTTACAGTGCATAAGAAGATGGGAACAAAATATGCAGTCGAAAAAGCACTAAGGGCAGTACATCCGGCAAGCTGTATCGAAGAATGGTTCGAATACGGCGGGAACCCGTATTGTTTCCGGATCATATGCGACACAACAGAGAGCAAGGTACAAGCGAGCTATGAAGAAATCCTTAACACTGTAAACATATATAAACGATTATCAGCACATTTGGACAGCGTGACATACCAGGCACACGCTACAATGTTAATCACAGCAGAAACAGGGTGGTATATTTATCGTACACCATTAACAGGAAAGACGATCACAGGAACAAAACCGCAGCGAAACATAAAAGGAAAAGAAATAAAGGCAAAATATACAGTAAAAACAAGTAGAGCAAATTACAAGTACAAAAGCAGACAAGCCGGGACTTATCCGCAGCGAAACATAATTTTTAAAAACACAGAAGAAACAACAAGGATAACAATAGAAAAAAATAAAGTTAAATACAAAGTACCAGGGACAGGAAGAACAAAAACCGGAACACACCCACAAAGGAATTTAATTTTTAAAAATCAAAATGAAAAAGTACAAGTAAAAGCAGAGACGAAGAAAACGAAGTTTAAAACGCCAATGACTGGGAAAACGACAACAGGAACAGAACCGGAAAGAAATAGAGTTGGAAAAGAAAGAGAAAAGGAAATGGCGGCAAAAACAAGCGTAGAAAATTACAGCTATAACACAAAAATGTGTGGAAGCAATAAAAAACTATAGGAGGTAAAAAAGATATGCTGACAGAACAAGCAATCGAAGATTTTAAATCTTTTATAGATCGGACGATTGCATATGCAAAAGTGACGATAAACGGCACAGAAAGCAAGCTAGTAATCCATAGACGGGAAAGACTGGAAGACGGACGCGTAGCGATCTATTTACAGATCACACCAGGAAACAGCAGCGCAGCGACTATCCAGAAAGTTAGATTGTATAACACGGATAATCAATTATGGGCAGAGAAAAGCGAAAGCATTAAACTATCCGGAGCGCAAGAAGGCGCTTTATACCGTTTTGTGTTCGGATTTGAAGAAATGGAGGTTTAAACATGAGGAATTGGACAATGTGGCAGGATCATGTTACAGAGTACGAAGACAGGTACAGGGAAACGCAAAACGACGACGGGAGCGTAACACATACCCCCGTGCCTGGAAGTGTGATCCAGCAGGGAACGCCACAGAACGCAGCAAATTTTAACAAAATGGAAGACGGGATCATAAACGCAACAGAAATGGCAGCTCTAGCAATGACGGCAATCATACACGCCAGGCAGACGGAAGAAGATCTGGCAGGGGAAGTGATTAATGTAGATCTTACAAATACACAGGATTATCCGTTCAATAATTCGGTAAAAACTGTACCGTTAACAACAAAAAGAAATCATACAAATTATACAGTTTCTTGCGAAATTGCATCAAAAGATGGATTTACGGGAGAGATTGAAGTTACAGAAAAATTGTTAAATGGCTTCAAAGTTGCATATACAGGAAGTGCCAAAAATGTAAGCTTAAAAATCTATGTGAAAGGTGGTTTTTATTAAATGAAAAGTGAAGAAACAAAACGACAGGAAAGAGAGATCTTGAAGTCGTTTGGCGTACAAGGAAAAGGAACGCCAGAACAAAGAGAAGCAGCGGAAGTGATCGCAGCGAGAACAAACGAAGCAATGAACCAGGGAAGGAGAAAAATGTATGTCTATTAAGGTAGTAGAAAAGACAGAAGGAGAACATATCAGCTACGAGGTAAATAAAAACAAGATTACATTCGGAGACGATGAACTAACGATCAACCTTGCAGCAAAAGAAAGAGATTATCCAGTAATGTTGGATATTTGCAAAGACAAAGATGAGGGGCTTGTGATCGGGACAGGTGGAGCAGCAAAAGAGTATGTAGCGCAGATCGAGATTCCGGAAAGACAATACGACATTGTAGACGGGAAAGAAAAAGAAAATGGAGAGATCCAGGCGACGAGAGTACCAGAAGAATTTGATATCAGCAGATGCACATTATATCTGTGGAAAGTAGAGGTATAAATAATGGGAAATTTTGACGATTTAGATTTAGCGGTGGCAAGTTTTGGAGCATCGAACAAGGTAATTTATGACGACGTGGAAAAGCCATCTATCATGGTTGCAGTGCCTAAAATGACATATGCAGACCTTATCACAGGCGGAACGCAGGATGTATTGCCGTGGTGGATTGTTGACGGTGTAGAATTAGATCAAATTTGGGTAAGTAAGTATCAGAATATCGTTATGAATGACCGCGCATATTCACTTCCGGCAAAAGATCCGAAAACATGGATCAACTTCGACCAGGCACTAGCAGCGTGCAGAAAGAAGGGGAAAGGTTGGCATTTGAACCAAAACGGAGTTTTTGCGTGCTTAAATCTGTTAGCACAGAAAAATAATTGCATTCCGCGAGGAAATACAAACTGGGATAAATCATACGAAGCAGGATACGAAAGAGGTGTAAATACATACATTGACGGAGAACACAAGGGCGGAAGAATCGCGACAGGAACAGGACCGAAAACGTGGTATACAGATTATGACACTTCGGGAATTGCAGATCTTTGTGGCAATGTTTGGGAATGGGTATCCGGTATGCGCATCGTTAACGGAGAAATTCAGATCATTCCGACAGGAAGCGCAATTAAATTAGATTGCAACATGGGGGCAAATAGTACCGAGTGGAAAGCGATTAAGCCAGACGGCAGCGTAGTAGAACCAGGAACAGAAGGAACACTGCACTATAACGTAGTAAGCGGAAAGATCGTAATTGATACAAAAACAGATTCTACGACGAGTAACAACATTGCATTTAACGATCTGGCAGCAGCGAGCGGGGTACAGATCCCACAACTTGCAATTGCCGCAGGCGTGATTAAAGATAGTGCCAGCGTTTGGGCAGCACCTGGGCATAGACAGTATTTGAATACAGAAGGAGAGCGGTTGCCGTTTCGTGGTTCGAGCTTCGGCAGCACCGGCCACGGTGGCGTTGCGTCGCTGATTCTGGGCGGCGCGCGCACGAGTAGCCACATCAGCATAGGCTTCCGGTCCGCTTATGCGAAACTGTAAACTGGACACGGATAAACTGTTAGGGCTGCGGCAGCAGCCCAATAAAAATAGAAGAAATAAGAGGGAGACAACGTGCAAGAACTGAATGGTATAAAAGATAATGCGAAAATGAACGATTTTAAAATGAAAAATAAAATTTATGAAATGATCATATATGCAAGTCCGTGTTTAGATCAGTTTCCGAGATCTGAAAAGTACGCATTAGCACAAGACATAAGAAAAACGATGTATAAAATCTTGCGCCTGGTTGTAATGCTAGAGAACAAACATTACAAGAAAACAACGTTAGGAGATCTTGATACGGAGGTAGACGTATTAAGGCATCTAATAAGATTGGCGGCAGATAACAGACTACATCCGAAACAAGCACCGTGTCTGCCAATGAAGAAATACGAAAATCTATCAAAACACCTCGCAGAGATAGGAAAAATGATAGGCGGTTATGAGAAATATATAAATACAAAGAGTAAATAAAAATGTATTGGGAGATAGTCATTTCAACGGTTGCCGTATCGTGGTTCGAGCTTCAACAACACCAGCAACGGTGGCGTTGCGTCGCTGAATCTGAACAACACGCGCACGAATAGCAACAACAACATAGGCTTCCGGTCCGCTTCGCCCTAATGATTGTCAGAAGATTGATTTTTACGGAAATCAGTACAGTACACTTAGGTTTAAGGGGCTATCTTCCATTCTTAGTATTTGACAAAATACAAAAGAAAAAGATTAAATTGCCGTGAAAACAGTTAGTAAACAAGAGTTGAAAGCCTTGTCGGATAGATATGTTACGTTCCTGGGGGAAATGGATTTGCACGGCGAAATAAATACACAAAAGGGGAATAGATGAAAAGAATTAAGAACATCTTTTCAGAAATCTATGACTTTGAAAATCTGTATTATGCGTACAAGGACGCAATAAAAGGAAAGAGATACAGAGAAGATATAATGCTTTATACAGACAAATTAGAAGAAAATCTGATTGAGTTACAAAACGAGTTGATTTGGAAAACTTACGAAGTCGGAGCATACAGAAGATTTTATGTGTATGAGCCAAAGAAACGTTTAATAATGTCTTTGCAGTTCAAAGATCGAGTAACACAACACGCAATTTACAGACAAATCAATCCAATACTGGATAAGCAGCTGATCGACGACACGTACGCGTGCCGGAAAGAAAAAGGATCACATAAGGCAGTACATAAGCTGCAGAACTGGATGCGGAAAGATGAAAGAAAAGGAAGATACTACTATCTAAAGCTTGATATTGCTAAATATTTTTACAGAATAGACCATAGAATTTTGATGGACATTCTAAAAAGAAAAATTGCAGACAAAGACTTATTAGAAGTATTCGACAAGATCATAAATTGTGAAGATACAAGATTCGGGTTACCGATCGGCGCGGATATTGCAGACGTAAACAGCGAAGAAATGCTTCTAGGAGTAGGGTTGCCAATAGGGAACTTGACATCACAAATGTTTGCAAATTTATATCTAAACGAATTGGATCAATTTGCAAAGCACAAATTGAAACTAAAACAGTATATACGATACATGGACGATATTATAATACTGCACGAGGACAAGAAAGAACTCGGAAGGATCAAAACAGAGATTGAAAGATTTTTGAATGAAGAACTACATCTGCAGTTAAACAATAAAACATGTATAAGACCAACCACAATGGGGATAGAATTCGTAGGATTTAGGATATGGAGTACGCACATAAAACTACGGAAACAAACCGTTAAGCGGATGAAAAGAAGGTTAAAATATGTGTTTACACATTACGAAAACGGAGAAATCGACAAAGAAACATTAGATCGAAGCATAGCTTCATATCGTGGGATTTTAAAGCATTTTGAAAGTTATGGATTAAGAAACAGTTTAAATGAATTATATAAGCAGGAGGTAACAGAAAAATGGATGTAGCAGAAACAATCCGGGCGGCACTTGCAGCATTAGCCGGGGTTGGGATAGTGATAGATTTTGCGCCAGGAATCAAATTAGAGCCAGTACGCTACATAATTAGAAAACTGGGAGATCTATTAAACGAAGACGTAAAAAAGCAATTAGACAAGATTGAGGATGATTTCAGAATTCACAAAATAGAATCCTGGCGTTACGAGATCTTAGCATTTGCGAACAGTTGTATGAGACACGAGAAGCACACGAAGGAAGAATTTGATCACATAATAAAGATACATGACGATTATACAATTTGTGTGGAACGTTACAAGATGAAGAACGGGCAAGTAGATCTTGCAGCGGAATATATCGAAGAAATATATAAAAGATGCCTGGAAGAAAATAGTTTTTTGACGGGCAAGACAAAATAGGAGGGACAAAATGAAAGAGTTATTTTTAGAAAACAAATTAGCGTTTATCGTAGTTGTTGCGATTCTGATCGCAGCATTTGCAGTAAAAAAAGCGGTAGAATACATTACAAAAAAAGGACTGGAAGGAATCCGCCTGGATGTGTACAAGTTATTTGTACAGGCAGAAGAAGCGTATAAAGAATCTGGACAGGGGCAAAAGAAATTTAAATACGTTGTAAGCCTGGCAAGATCAATGCTGCCTAAAGCGGTACAGGTATTTGTTACACAAGAAATGTTAGAAACAGCCGTACAGTTATGGTTCGACGGCGTAAAGGATTTATTAGACGATGGAAAGCTAAATAATTCGACAGAAGAAGTGAAGGAGTTAAATATAAAAGATAAGATCATGCACAAAACAGAATTAGACGACGGTACATATAAAAACTATGCAAAAAATCCATTGCCGGAAACAGATCGCGAAGATGCAGCGGACCAGGAATAAAGACAGGAGGGAAATAAAATGAAGATTGCTTTAACAGTAGGACACAGTATTTTGAAAAACGGAAGCTATACATCAGCTTCCGGTGCTGATTGTGGCGGAGTAAATGAATACGAGTATAACAAAAAACTTATGAAAAAAGTAAAAAAATACTTATCTGCAGAAGGGCATGATGTAACATTATACATCTGTCCGGAAAAGGTATTCACATCCGCCAGCCAGGAGAAATCATGGAAACTTAGCAGACTTAATGCAAAGAACTATGATCTGGTAATCGAAGGGCATCTTAATTGTTATAATCAGAGCGCACACGGTACAGAGGTATTATATGTATCAGAAGCCGGAAAGAAATATGCCGCAAGGGTACAAAATAGAATTGTATCAGCAGGATTTTTTGACCGTGAGATTAAAAAGCGCACGAACTTGTATATGCTGAACGGCACAAAAGCACCGACAATCATGACGGAATCGTTTTTCTGCGATTCAAAATCTGATTACAAGATCGGTAAGGATGTAAACAAGATTGCAAGACTGATCGCAGAGGGCGTATGCGATAAAAAACTAAACGCAACAGCGAAAGCAGCGGCAGCAGTAAAAGAAATCGTGAAAAAGGCAACAAAGAAAGCGACTTATGCAAAAGTTGCGACAAAATCAGATTCTTTAAGAATCCGAAAAACAGCGTCAAAAGATGCAAAAATCATCGGGAATATTCCGAAAGGAACAAAAGTGGAAGTGATCGCAAAGGGCAGGACATGGACGAAAGTAAAATATAAGAGTATTACCGGATATTCTGCGACAAGCTATTTAAAATTTTAATTGACGTCATAGAATAGAAATGATATTATAGTTTTACAAACAATCCATCATATAGTCGCAAGATAACGCATACAAAAAAGGATCAGAAATTTTTCTGGTCCTTTTTTGTATTGCTATTAAACGCGAATATAATAATTTAATGTTTCGATATCTTTTGGATCATCGGCACCATCTAACATATATGAAAGAAATTCTTTTTCGATATGGCTTAATCTGATAATTCCGGTAAAATTTTCATTTTTATTTTCTGCCCTTAAAGCTTTTTTTGAAAATGTTGTACCCTTCGCCCTCGATATATCCTTCGGTTAAAACTCTTAAATAGTCAAGACGATTATAACGTTTTAAGTATTCATTTAGTGATAACTTTGTTGTAACTTTTATACCATCTTCAAAGAAAAAAATATTCATATAATACTACACCTCCTTAGGTTCAAAAATTAAGATGTTTCCAACTTGGCACTTAAGTTGGAAATGTGGACAGTATTTATAAGCTAACGAGAGAATAAAAGCAAGAGAAGCAAGAGAAAAAGCCGAAAAAGAAATGTTCGGAAAATTTCTGGAAGAGCATAAAGAGTATGTAAAGGATAAAAGGAGTGTTGAAAAATGAAAAAAGAATTTTTGGAAAGAGTAAAGTGGGAAAGAATAGTCGATACGAGAAAATATAGATATGTATTAGACGATGATATAAGGCTCGAAAGGCCTTTAATAAAAAGGCTACCAATCGAAGATTTAGACACGACAGCAGCTATTGACGGGTGGGAAGTTGTAAAGGAGCTTTAAAAATGAAATATAGAACAAAAAAGGCTTGTTTGGATTGCGGCAAGCCTTTCTACGGTAGTACAGATGGTTGTATTGCAACGAATGCGCAAAAAAAAGAAAATCTAATGTAATGAGAATCAGAGTGTGTAGGATGTGTGGCAAAGAGTTTTCCGGCGGTCCTAGAGCCTTTTATTGTCCGGAGTGTAGAAAAATACGGACCAAAGAAGCACAAAAGAGATTTAGACAAGGAAAAACAGCTAAAAGGAAGCTTGGGAGTGTCGATAAGTGCGAGCTGTGCGGCAATGAATACATTGTAACGGCAGGCAGACAAAAATATTGTTCAGAAAAATGTCAGCATGAAGCAGGTTTATTGTTGCAAAAGGAATATAAAAGTGCTTATAATAAAGAGACAGAACAGACAAAAAAGAAGTTGGAAAAGAACAGCAAAAAGCAAAAAATTTGCGAGTATTGCGGTAAAAAATTTCAATCCAAAATCGCAAACAATACTTGCAGTGATTACTGCCGGCACAAACAAACACAAATTAGAAATGCAAGGGCACGGATTAACAGGGGCGAGAAAGCAAATCTTGACACACTGTTGAAAGAAAGAGACGAGTATAGAAGAAAAGTAAACGATAATAAAGGAGGTACGCGGATGAATGTAAAAAACCAGTATGGGAAAGAAATTGATTTTGACGAAGCTTTAAAATCAATGGATGCAGATTTAAGAGAAAATGTAGCGTATGAATTGAGCCTTTCGTCTGATCAAGAATTTTTTGACAAGTACGCCGAGGCACATAAGAAAAAATTCGGGACAACTTGGGAACCAGATCGAGAATAAAAGCAAAAGAAGGAAGATAGAAGGAATAAAACCAGGGCAGCAGTCACAAATACCGCCCTGGTTTTATCACAAATACTTTTGTTTACTAACTCGCTATAACCGACAGGTGTTAGTAAAAGTATGTTAGCTCAGATTGAGAAAGGAACAGCAAATCCATCGTTAGGTGTTTTAGGAAAGATCACAAGCGGATTAAGAATCGAATTCCAAGAATTAATTGATGCTCCGCCAATGGAATCTTGCCTTGTAACACCAGATCAGATGACACCAACAAAAGAAATGATCGGTGAATACAAAGTATGGACATGTTTTCCATATGAAGATAATCACCAATTAGAGATTTACCGCATTGATATCGAACCAGGGGGCAAATATATCAGTGGCAGCCATGGAGAGAAGACAAGAGAATATCTTTCAGTTACAGATGGAGAACTTACGATTGAGTGTGGTGAAGATGTTCAGAAGATCACAAAAGGGGAAATCTATCGATTTGAAACAGATAAAAAACATAATTATAAAAATGAAACACAACAAAAGACAAGTTTTATCTGTGTGTTTGTAGATTATCGGTAAGTATCATACGGAAGTAGTAAGATGATAAAATGACATGTTTAATATAATGGACAGATGTAATATATAATATTTTACAAAAAAATTAAAAAACAATAAAATACTAAGAAAAAATATACA